CCGTCGGGCCGGACAACTCAATCGTGATGGCCGGTTACTTCTCCGGGAGCGTGAACTTTGGAGGCGTCAAATTCACGAGCGCGGGCGCTTCCGACATCTTCGTCGCGAAGTACACGGCCGCTGGCCAGCACGTTTGGTCGAAGCGATTCGGAGCGACGGTAAGCGATCAAGCGGATGCGCTGGCCGTGGATGCCAGCACGGGCGACGTGGTAATCACCGGTGAATTCATGTCCACCGTGGAGTTCGGCGGGACTTCGCTGACGGCTGTCGGTGCAAGTGTTGACATCTTCCTGGTGAGATTGTCGTCGGCAAATGGAGCGGTTCAGTGGGCAAAACGCTTCGGCAACAGCACCGGGGATTTTGGAAAGGGCCTGGCAATCGACAACGCAGGCGCAATCACGCTGACCGGATATTTCGAGGGAACGCTGAATGTAGGCGGAAGTGATTTGGTGAGTGCTGGATTGTCGGACGTGCTGCTCGCAAAGTTTACCGGCACTGGTGGGCACGTATGGTCGAAAAGGTTCGGTGGCCCGCAGACTGACAAAAGCGTTGGAGTCGCTCTCGATGGATCGGGCAATGCGATTGTGGCGGGTGAGATGGCTGGAACGGTGGATTTCGGGGGAGGGCCGCTGACTTCAGCAGGAGCTTCGGACATCTTTGTCGCGAAGTACAACGCTGCCGGGGTTCACGTGTTCGCACGGCTCTATGGGGGAGCGAATTCACAGCGGCCTGTGAGTCTGGTCGCGAACGCCAGCGGGCAGATTGCGCTGGCTGGAAACTTCGTTGGCTCAGTGGATTTCGGGACCGGCATCATGGTCAACACCGGAGAGCAGGACATCTTCATCGCGAAACTGGCAGCCGATGGAGATGGCTTGTGGTCCCGAAGCATCGGCTTTCCTGACGACACGATTCCCACATTCTCAGGCTGGGATGTTGCGCTCGATAACGATGGCAACGTGCTTTTGGCCAGCACAGTGATTACGGGCCTCAATGGGCAGGAAGGTTCGATCAGGAAATTCGCTTCAGCATCCGGGTTGAATCTGTGGGAGAAGCCGGTCACTGGAGTCGGACCCGATGGAGCCAACGCACTGGCAACGGACGCACAAGGCAACACCATCGTGGCTGGTTACTTTTACGACACCGTGAATTTCGGTTGCGGCCCACACTCGGCTACTGGATTTACGGATGCCTTTTTGTTGAAGCTGACTCCGTAAACAAAATGAACGACACTGTTTCAACCGACTTGGCCAACGAAAGGCCAAGTAAGTTCCATGAGCAAATGCTACAAGATAGCAAGGCGCTTGTGAAACGATCCCGTGATGTCATGTGCAAGCACTATGGCAAGTGGGATTTGGCTGATCAAGTGTTTCGTGCTCTTAGACCGCGCGATGGCGAGGACTTGAAAGCTCGTGAGCGCAAGGAGCCAGAAAAGATGGTGGTCCCGATCTCTTACAGCCAGATTCAGACTTTCGTGGCGTTCTGCTATTCGCTTTTTACGCAGCGAGAAAAGATGTTTGAGGTCGTTGGTTTCGAGGCTTCGGATCACAAGCCTGCGAAAGTCGGAGAGGCACTTTTGTCGCGAGACCTTCGACATAATAAATTCGAGGCGTTATTGCAGTTGTTCCTACTCGACATTGCGCGTTTTGGGCTTGGGGTTTTTAAGGTCTGTTGGACTACAGAGAAGCAAATGGTGCGGGAGTCGTTTACAACGCCACCTATGTCGGTTTTCGGAGTCAAACTAACGAATGGTCGGAAGGTCGAACAAGAGGTTGAGAAGACGAAGTATCAGGGTAATAAGATTATTCATGTTTCTCCTTATCGTTTCTTCCCCGATCCGCGCTTACCAATCATACGCTTTCAAGAAGGCGAGTTTTGTGCGTCAGAGGATCTTTATGCGATGTCGACTCTAAAACAATGGGAGTCAGAGGGTAAAATCGCTGGGACTAAGTTCATAAAGTCCTTTGACCGTGCGGAGTATGAAAAACATGGTGGGTATCGTTTTGACTACGATAGCGAAAATATTGGTGCGATGGCACCTGGTGCAACTGCCTCTGGCCAGATTAAGAAAACTGTGTTATTGACAGAAATCCAGCGTGTCATAATCCCTGCCGAGTACGAAGTCGATGGTAAACCTCTTGGTACTGAAAAGCGACCGATGAAGTACCTTGTATGGCTCGCTAACATGCAACGAGTGATCAAGTGCGAGCCTTTGGGTTATGTTCACGATGACTTCACCTACTGCTGCGCGCCTTTTATCTTTGACGATCACGTTTACCTTGGTGATAGCCTCGCGGACAGCATATCAGTGTTGCAAGATGTCATAACCTGGTTCATCAATTCTCGCATCACGAATGTTCGCAAGGTTATCCAAGACAAACTGGTTGTCAACACCAAGAACATCAACATGCAGGATTTGGAAGACCGTGCGCCAATTATTCGCACTACTGGTAGTGCGCCTGCTGATCTCAGCCGATCCATCATGCAGCTATCGTTGCAGGATGTTACGTCAAACCACATTGGCGATGCGAAGTTTCTTCATGAAATCGTTCAGATTGTTACTGGCATTAACGACGCGCTTCTCGGGCAATTTCAGCCTGGTCGTCGTCCCGCTGCTGAGCATCGCAATACTAGTAGTGGCTCTGCTTCACGGCTTAAAACCATTGCCGCTGTTATTTATTGGGTTGCCTTGGAACCGTTAGCGCGGCAAATGATCTCGAATCTACGGGATGGTTTGGAGGATGAAACCTTTGTCCGTCTTGTTGGTTTGAAGGACGCTGTTGAGGGTCAAGAATTCGTATCTGTGACGAAGGAAGACCTTGTTGGTAACTACGATTTCGAGATTTTTGATGGCACTCTACCGTCAGAGCGTTTTTACACTGCACAAGCGTTGGAAGAAATCCTAAACGGTCTTTTGAAGAACCCAGAATCCACGATAGCATTCGGTCTCGATCCTAGAAAGATTCTGTACGAGATTATGGAGCTTCGTGGTATTCGTAATCCAGAAAGGTTTGAACTTGACAGAACAATCGCTTACCCTAACGCAGCGTCTCAGGGGGCTGCAAACACTAATGGAGAACCCATTCCTGCGAGAGGTGCTGGTAACCCTGCGGTTGGAGCAACAAACGGCGATGCAGGAGGCTATTGATGGCAACGTTAGCAACAATAACGAACACTTTCGCCAAGTTGGCTTGTTCAAAGGTCTTGGACGAGTTGAAGACTTGGTGGTCGAGATGATAAACGAAACACAGGAAAAAATAAAACAGGAGCAATCACATGAGCGAACAAGCATTGAATGAAGATGATTTGAGACCGGATGGTCTTCCAAACGCGGTTGATGGCGATAGGGATGTTAGAGTTGAGGATAACAAGGGTGGTGATGTAAAAGGGGTTGAGGCTGACGACAAGACCGAAGACAAGCCCTTAACCGAGGACCGTCTAACAGCGGTTCTGGAGAATCTTGTCGCCAAGCGTGAGGAGGGTGAGAAACCTAAGGAGTACACTCAAGATGAAATCGACCAGCTTTTGCAGGTTTACAAACCAAGTGATAAGCTAGTAACCGACCTTCGTGCCGAGGATCCCAAAGTCGCCATTGCTGCTATCAAAGAACTTGTTGGTGGGGTCATCAAACAGGCTAACACGATGGCCGACCTTCGTATTCAGCAAATCGTCGCTGACCTTCGGGAAAAAGAGATGGCGCCATTGCAACGCTACTACCAAGAAGAAGCCGCACGGCGCGAGGAAGAGAAGTTCTACTCTAAAAACGATGACCTTAAGCCATATGAACTTGTCGTCAACGCCGTGACGGCTAAAATGGAACAATCAGGTAAAAAGTTCGATTCCAAAGAAAAGGCTTTTGATGAAATCGCGCGACTATCGCGCGAGGCAATCAAATCAATGGGGATCACTCCAAAGGGTGCGACTGGCAAGTTAGCCAGTCGAACTTCATCCCAAGGTGGTTCTCGGATGTCTACTCTGTCTAGTGGCAGCGGTGGACGGGTTGCAGGCGGAGGAGACGATAATGGTAAAAAACGTAATCCCGTTATGGCAATCTTCGACGACAGCGAATAGCAAATTGAAAGGACAAAGAAAATGGCAATTCTAGGTCTGGTCTCCACTGAGTCAATGTCACAGCCGACATACTGGGAGGCCAATTTTAGACGGAAGGTGTTTCATCAATATCCGAACGGGGCGCTGAGTATCATCGGCCTCTTGTCGTTGATGAAAACAGAAACAGTTCCAACGCCGGAGTTTACCTGGTGGGAGGAAAGGTTCAGACGACAGTATACGAAAACAGCATCACAGGGTTCGTCAAAAGGCCCTTTCAGGCTTGACGCGGACGCTGTTGATGGGCTTGATCCGTTTCTGCCAGTGGTAAATACAAACTTCACGCTCTATGTGGCTGATAACACAATGTTCCGAGTGGGGCACGTGGTGATGCTAACAGGGTTGAAGGTCGGTAGTGCAGCGGTGGAAATCATGCGTGCAGTGGTAACATCGTTGGTATCGACGACAAAAATCCACATGCGCGCAATCAGCCTGCCCGCGAGCATATCAACGGGGTTTGACAATGGCGCGACTGATGAGAACGTTGGTATTGGTGTTCTCGCTATTGGAACATCGTTCGCACAAGGAGTTGTCAACCTCACTGGTGAAGTGTTCTACCTTCCCGACTCCTTTGGGAACAACACTCAGATATTTCGTACTCCGTTCTCCTTCACTCGCAATGCGATGAAGACTCCAACGAAGTTCGACGAATCCGGAGTGTATCGTGAAAAAGCGAAGCAACACTCGTTGTATCACATGGTTGAAATGGAGCGCGCAGTACTATGGGGCGAGAAGGCGAAGTATACGGCGTCTGGCACAACCGACCCTACAACCGGCGCGGGTTTGCCAGAATACAAAACTGGTGGTATTGTTGGTTGGTTCTTGCCTCAATGGGAGGTTGTTAATTCGACGTACCGTGGTGGCACTGGTGCAGCGGCTCTGACGGCTGATTCCGACGATGATAAACGTATTATCGTCAACTCTGTTGGCACGATGAATGAAGCGACGTATGACGACTACCTGGAGCGCGTGTTCAGGAAGACGAACAACGTTACGAACGAGAGGCTAGCGGTTTGTGGAAATGGTCTGCTGAAGACCGTTAATCAAATGTATCGCAAGCTTGGCACACTGCCACTTGAGGTGCCAACACAAGAAGCCTTTGGGATGAGGATTGTACGCCATGACTCGCCGTTTGGGAGCATTTACTACAAAAGCCATCCGTTGTTCAACGAGGACAAGACTGGTGTCGCGACAGAGCTTTATCGCGCGGGATTGTTCCTCGATGTGCACAACCTCAAATACCGGGCAGTGAGTGACAGCGACACCTTCCTTCGTCGTGGCATCCAAACTCCTTCAATGGACGGACGCACCGACGAATGGCTCTCGGATGCCGGTTTGCAACTCATGTTCCCAGAAGCTTTCATGTTCCTTCAGAACGTGAACTCATACGTTCCATAACACTATGGCAAACTTACTAGCTTCCAACGTAACCGTTCTCGACTCTTGGACTACAGGTGATACGAGTAGCAAGCGTAATGTGGTTAAGCGGGTTAAGTGGACAGGTACAACTGCTGGCGGCACAACAAATTTGTTGGTCGCCACAGCCTTTGGCCTTACTAAGATTCTTCGTTGTAGCAACATCCTGTTGGATGCTACGACGAAGCAAGTCTACCCTGCTGTACCGAATGCAGCTGGTTCGGCGATCTTCGCGTCGAACCCAGCTAACGCTACCGATGCCACTAGGGCTGACCCCGCTGACATCGCGACATCAACCGACAGCGCATATTGCACAATCGAGGGCGTCTAACACCCTCACAACCAAAAGGAAACATGGAAAAAATGACGAATACGACGAACGTTCGTGAGATGGAACCACCACCTCCAGGACCAGTCAACTACGATCAGGCGGTTCAGAAAACCGCCAGCCTTCCAGCGGTAGCACCGGGAGAGAATGATGTGGGGTCGTTCAAGACCGGAGCGCAGCCCAAGGATGACCTTGGTGGTCTTGCTAAGTTCAAGTAAAGGAGCGTCGGGGGAGTGGGTGACAAGTCCACCCACTCCCTTTTTTCTATGCCACTGACCGCGAATGATTTGATTAACTCCGTAGCGTCGTTCATGCAACGACGACCGGATAACTTTATTCGTAACGGGACGGACTCGCTCCTGCGCGCGTGTAATAACGCGCGTTTGTTTGCGGAGCGCCAGATTGACTTTGAGCTTTCGCGGGTTAGCGCAACGGTGCCAGCAGTGGACTTGAACAACGGTGGAAGCCTTGACGATGCTGTCTTGTTCGGCACCATAACCCCAGTTAACGTCAAGAAGATCAAACGCCCCTTTATACAGTTCGGTAACAACAGCAACGCTGTTCCTGTTGGATTCTACTCTCGTGATTCATGGCTGAAAAGGCTAAAGCGTTTGTGGGAATCAGTCTTACCGGCGAATACAAGCTCTGTTACCGTTCAAAGCCTTCAACAGTTTTGGACAAGAGATTTTGTAGCGACACTGCAACCCTATTCTGTTATTCAGATGGGTCGAACGGTGTACGTCGCTCCTGCCGATTTGCAAGGTTTGGGTCAGACCTTTCCACTACACATGGACGTGTTGAAGATGCTGCCGAATTATGGTTCGACTGGGTTAACAGGCAACGCTTTCGACGCTATTGATAATAAGTTACACGATACAAGTGCATCGTTCATCACGGCTGGTGTTAGGATAGGAATGGTTGTTAGTAATACAACACAAGGCACTTATGCTATTGTCGCTGCGATTGAAGACCAGACTACCCTTGTTCTTAACGGCAATATTTTTGATGCTGGTGAAGGGTATTCTATTAACGTAACAAACGAAAACGACTTCCTTCTTGATAACTGCTTCGACTGGCTCATGTATCGCGCGATATGGGAGCTTAACTTCTTTTTGAAAGAGGATGAGCGTGTTAGCCTCGACCGTGATCTGATTAACGAATCATGGGAAGCGGTGAAATCGTGGAACGAGAATCTCATAAACCTCGCCACTGATAACAGCGATTTATCATAGTATGGCTTCTTACCCAAGAGTTACTCCACCAACGCTTGCGAACTTTTCGCCTGTTATTGACGATCCGCAAGATAGCGAAGACGCTAATAAAGTCGGGCAGGTTGATTTGCAAACACGGAGGTTTGTATCGGATTTTTTGGAAACAAAATTTGACTCTGCTGCGAGTGACGTGTTGAAACCAGCAGCACTGGCCGATGCAACGCTGGTCGGGAAGGTTAAGGGTTCGACGAGTAATAGCGGTACGCAACAAGGAATCGTGCAAGGCACGGTTTCGACTCCTGACCTTCGCGACGATGCCGTTAGCGCGAACAAGATTCTTGCGGCAGCGGTCACGACGGTCAAAATAGCAGACGGCAATGTTACAAACGCAAAGATCAATGACGGCGCGGTTACGACGGCGAAGATTACAGATGCCCAAGTTACGACCCTTAAGATGGCGGCGGACTCAGTGGACGCGACGGTTTTGAAAGATGACGCAACGGGTGCGGCAGGAGCGGTTACGACGGATCACATAAGAACGTTAGCCGTGACGCAGGCTAAGATTAACAACGCTGCTGTTGGGCCTAATCAGCTTTTCCTTGGTGGCGCGGCAGGACACATACTTGTCGCCGATGGTTCGTTGAAGTTCCAATCCGTGGCGATGTCTGGCGAGGCTACCATAAGCTCGGCAGGTGTTGTGGCGCTTGGACAGAGTGGCGTTTCTGTTGTGGAGGAAAAAGCGGCGAATGGAGTCAGTGGAGGAGGTTCGACCGCTACAACTTGGGTTACAAGAGGTGTTACCGTGCCGTGGGTTGTCAAGTTTCAGACCGTCGCGAGCATGGTTAATGTTGCGCTTGGTGGCGGCAAGATTAGCTTTGCGGCGGCGGGAGTGTATATTGTGCGGGCGCAAGCGAACGGGTATAAGGTTGGCAAGAACGTTATACGTATCAACCGATTTAACTCGGGTAATGTCTCGCAAGAGACTTTCAATGGCACTGCACAACAATGCCCTGCGGCAGCAGCGATCACGACACAATCGTTTGTAGAAGCTCGGTTGGTGATAGCTTCGGGGGACTATATCACAATCGAGCATTGGTCAGAGTTAACGGAGGCCGTTGATGGCTTTGGGCTTGCAGTTGGAAGTGGTAGTGGTGATGAAATCCACGCAACGGTGGAGGTTAGAAAATCAGTCTAATGGCCACAACGCGTCAACCAGTTCTTTCTGACAACCTCCTTGGAGGGCTTGAAACATCCCTACCCGCGCACTTGTTGCAACCGGGTCAATGGCGCACGCTGCACAACATGCGCCATGATCCTGGGCTTGTGCAAGTTGAGAAAAAACGTGTCTATGCGATGTTCGATACCACAACGGTTTTGTGGATTGGAAGCATTCCGAATCCTGTCGCTCAGGGATACGGCAAGGTTTTGTTCCTAACGACCAATGGCCTTTATACCATCGTTGGCACACCGCTAAAAGAAAACCTCGTCACGGATTCTAATTACCGTCGCTGGTCCACCTTCCTCTATAATGGCTCGCTTTACTACATTAATGAACTCAACCCTCTTCGTCGTAACGATGGATCAAGCGATGTCGTCCTCGCCAACGCTCCTAGTGGAAGGTACGCAACGATCTGGTACGATCACGTTGTGGTTGGATTTCCCACTTATAAAAACAGCGTTTACCCGAATAGAGCAATGTGGTCGGACCTATACAACTTTGGGGTCTGGGAACCAGATGCCGCGAATGAGGCCGATCACTATGATTTCGTAGAATGGCAGAACACGGATTTTCCGTTTTGTGGCGTGACGGGGCTTGGTAAGCTTGGGAGCACGCTTTGGTTTTATACGCCAACGGCGTTGATTCCAATGGTGTATGTTGGAAAGCCGAAGGTGACGCAGGTCGTCGAGAGTAACATCATCACGGGGATAGGGAATACGTTTCCTTGGTCTCTTGCGGTGATGAATAATGTGCATTTTTTCTTTGACGGCATAAGGAAGTCGTTTTTTGCTTTTGATGGTGGCGCGCCGGAACCAATAGGTGAACCCGTGCGGCAGTACATGGTTGACAACCTCAATCTCGACCCCGGCCTTGCTAGTCGTATGTGGGCATCGGTTGACTACGAGCGCGGCGAGGTGATATGGCGTTTTGTATCGCGCGATAGCACTGGTCCGTTTGACAAGCTAGTGCGCTTTTCATTCTGGTACAAACGATGGTCAACAGGATCTGATGAAAACGTCCATGCGTTTTGTGGACCGACGTTTAGGGTCAAGACTATTGGAGAGCTACCAGGTACGATCGGATCGCTTACAGGTTCGATTGGAATGCTCGGGACGGATGGTGCGGTGATACCAAGACTGTATGGCACGATAGGCGGAGACGGGACGGACATCGCCGTTGTGCCTGTTCTTGGCGAAGGCGGTGATGCGGTTGGTGAAGATGGTAGTGGCCTTGGTGAACCTCCATGAAAAGAATTATTACATTGTTTTTTGTCTTATTCGTCCTATCGGCTAACGCCGCTGTAGTGACGAACGTGCAGAGGCTTTCGTTGTTCGGCGTGACAAACTACTTGAGTCCAACTGGCCTTGTTGCGGTAGCGCCATTCTTTAGTGGTGCGGACCACTTAAAAGGTATGCCTGCAGATTCGTTCTTGCGTACTGCGGGATCGAATGTGCTACTTGAGATAACGAACTTTGTAAAGGCGCAGGATACGGTGGTGTCGAATGGTGTTGTGGCCTTGGTAATCAGCACAAGCAATTCGCTTTTTAATGTTAGTGTGCTTGTGTCGAATGGCGTAATAAACCAACTCATTGTGTTGAGCAATAATCTATCGTCGGTAGGTTTCGCGCGGCTTGAGGTTCAGACCAACTCTGTTAGACTCGGTCTTGTCACAAACCTGAACTGGACCTACGGCATGACGGGTTCAGTTTCCAGCGCGACGGCGATTCTTGGGGTGGACGACAGCGCCGCGAACAACGCAATCTCAAATTCGTTGTTCACGTTAATCAACGTGGCAAGCAACTTTCTGTCTACGAGTTCCATTGACGTAAAGACCAATCAAACCATGATGGTGTTGCAGGGAACGCCGATTGCAGGCAGCCAGTGGTACGTCGGAACGAATGGAACTCCCATTACAAACCAGGCCAGAAGCGGTTTGGAGTTCAACGCGTTTTGGAGATCACTGAGAATGGGCGAAGTGGATAACGGACCCGATTTTCTGAACTACGAACCCGCTGGGTCAAATTATTGGAACAACACGAATATAGGAGTTTGTAGTGTAGGATTAGGAAGCAACTCGCTTGCTAGAGGAAACTACTCAAGCGTACTTGGAGGAGTATATAACATCATACGAAGCAACGCGGTAGCTTCTGTTATCGGAGGTGGAATAATGAATTTCGTCGATACTAATGCAGGGACTGCGGTAATTGCCGGTGGAGGAAGGAACGTGATTCGGGTTCCTGGATTATCAGCAGGGACTGCAAACGCAGTAACTATTAGCGGAGGGACTAACAATGTTATCGGCGGAACCAGTATTGATGTTCATGGTTCTACGATAGGCGGTGGCGGCGATAATGTAATTGAAGGAGGACAACATGCAACCATTTCTGGAGGATTTGCTAATGAAATGCAAGAAGCGTGTGATTTCGGATTCATTGGCGGCGGATTACGCAATGCGATACTTGCAAACGGAGCAACCGCGGGTGGAGGAAACTACTCAGTCGTTGTTGGAGGCAGTGACAATCGGAGTCGAGGTCAGTATGGTTTCATTGGCGGAGGCCGAGAGAACACTTTCCTAGGAAATTCCAGTGGAGTGGGAGCGGACTACAACGTAATTTGCGGTGGAGCTAGCAACAACATTGGAGTTAACAACTTTCCTAGCACGTTTTGCTTCGTTGGAGGGGGGCACGAGTGCGATATACAGAATGATGCTCATTATAGTTTCATCGGAGGTGGAGCACTTAACAACATTGGCGGAAATTCGACGAACGGTGTGATAGCAGGTGGTCGGTTCAACACCATTGGATCAAACACCAAGTTTGCATCAATTCTTGGCGGAGAGAGGAACACCGTGAATGCCAACTACGGTGTCGCTATTGGAACCTCGAACACTACATCTGCGGTAGGTGGTATTGCGATTGGCACAGGATTGACAGTTAACGACGCAGGGATGGTTAAGGTCGGGAATCTATCCAGTTACACCACGTCGCAGACGATTTCCGGAGCAGGTAGCGGGAGTACGAATTACACGCTTCAGTCGATCTACTCCAAGATGAACCTTGGTTCGTCCAACGTGAACATCGTGGCTGTGATGCAGACGACGGCGGGGCAATCGCAACGCTGGCGAGTGGCCATCACGAACGATTCTCCTGATACATGGGGATTTAGCGCCTCGTCCACGACGAACCGCTGGTTTTGGCAGGGCACGTACGGCACCAACCAGCCGAGTGTTTTGACAAACAATACGCGCCTTGTCATCGACGGCGAGAGCGAAGGCACGAATACGTGGGCAACGTATAACTACTTCAATCCTGCAAAATAATGCCAACCTTCGGAGTGCTTTTAAGGGACGAAGTCGAGTCAGACGCTGATGTTGATTTGTTGTTTGCGGATGACCCAGTTTTGGAGTCCGGCGACATGCACTATGGAAACCTTAATGTCACAAAAGAAACCGACTCAATAATGCCTAATGCGTCGTTCGCAATAGGAACCGAGCTTGCAGTGTATGTGAATGGGCGAGATTATTTGAGCGATACGGTGGAATGGACCGATAGCGATACCTTTGTCGGCAACTGGCGACCGAGTCTTGAAGAAGGCAAGCTGACGTTCACAGATAAAAAGCGATACGGGAAGGTGTTGAGGTATCGCTTTGTTGGCGTCGGTCTGCGATTTCTACGATTCGATGCGTATTCGGTTAATGTTTACGGTAGAGGTGCCGAAAGGTAGAGGATTTAGGCCATGAATCCCTAAGCAATATGTCGTGTGCAGGACTTAGAACGTGCTTAGACCCGGGGCAGTATTGCCCTGAGAATAGGTATTGTCTCGATGATTGCTTTCTGCCGTCGGTGACGCTGCGGTTTAACCCGGGGAGCTTTGCGGCGGGGATTCCGTTAGTGCCGCCGGTGTTGGAGACGATTTTTGATTTGAATTGTCCGAGTGATGACGAGGTAGGTGTTGTCATATCGCCACAATCAGGGCAGTCGTTTTATCGCACTACGGACCCGATTTTCAATCAGCGTTTCAGAGCGAGGCTGTTTACCTTCCAAGCCAATAGCGCGGGTCAGTACATGATAATGCTGTCGAACGTATCGGGATTTTCTCCGTTCATCACGGCTTCGAGGAACTTTGCGACAAGCTGGCAGGTTGCGGGGGATACGCTAGTGTTCAATGTCGCAGCGGATCAGACAGGTCCGATAACGGTTGAGGTGACGACTGAGTTCCCAATGACCTATGGTGAATTCGACATCCACCTCCAGTGCGAGATGGGGATATTAGTTTACTGGAACATGGATGAAACAGGACCAGGACCATTTTTCACTGGTCCGGATAGGGTGGATTCTGTGCAAGGGATCATATTGGGTGTCATTTCCACATCCATTCCTTCTCAGACTCCGGGTAAATTAGGAAGTTGTGCTTTATTCCAGTTTCATGGCTCAAACACTGAGCTATTGACGCCACAACAAACTGAAATGGCTTGGAGTGGTGAAGATATTACTATCGCTTTCTGGGTTCTGTTTCAGTCACAAGATGTTCAAAACGCGGAACATGTCGTCTTTCAATACGAAATATCAGACGACGTTCCTCCTTTTTTGTTTCCGACTTTGAGGGGTCATATCACTGTAATCTACAACCCATTTTTAGATAGGTTGTTTTTGCAGGTTTACAACATCGTAGGTCAAACCTTCTACACATTGATTGATCCGGTGAATATAGGTCAGTGGTACTTCATTCAAATCATATACGATGCCACTACCGGTGTTCCAAGTTTCAGGATTGATAATGGATCAATCGTAGATGGAGTCTTTGCAAGACCTTTTCCAGTGTCTAGTTCAGATAGAGGATTAGTTCGTATTAGACCTACTGGTGGACTTTTTATACCGTCTGGTACAGTTTATCTAGTTGACGAAATTGGTATCTGGATGAAGGGACTAGATATAACGCAGCTTGATGATCTCTGGAACAGCGGCAACGGCGTAACATGGCCTGATGTCCCAATGTAATGAGCCTCTATCACCAACTCGAAACCGTCGAAATACCGACAATCGGGGCGTTTAGGATGACACCGTTAGAGCAGGGTGAGGACTTCATACGAAGCAGCGCGTCGTTTGCACCGCCAGCATCACAGCGTTTAATGCCACAACAACAACAAAGCACCGATCCCTTTGAAGACCCGTTCATCACGAAGAAAGAGCAACCCGCGCAAGTCGTTGCATCAACCCCAGTGGCCTCCGTTCCCGATAGGATTTACGGGTCGAGTGGTAATCAAAAGGAGCAAAAAAGGCTTGTCTACGACAAAGATGAGGTGAATGTATGAACGAGCAAGAGGAGCTTGAGCGGTTGCTAAAAGCGCGACAAGAGGAAATGGAGCGTGGATGGCGCATCTATAATGGTTTGGAGACAAACGTAACCGAGCAAGACAAAGAGCAGTTCGCGCGTTTTGTGCGACAATTTGAACATAGCTGTTGCGGCTAAAATATTATGGCAGATGACGTAATCATACAAGCACAGGATACAACATTCCAACGCGCGGGGTTGACTGACCAGCGTAGAGGATACTTCTTGCCGGGAGGGGTGAGTCTTCAGTATCCATTACTTTCTAGCACGATATTCAATATCGAACAGGCATTGATAGCGGCGTTAATGGGTCAAGACCCGAGTTGCTTGCCAGGTGGATTGACGCTGTTTAACATTCTAAGCATCAACCCTGAGCTGTTCAACGGCGCGGCAGAGTTACAACAAATCTGGCAAAAAGACCCATTTTCGACTGAGTACGAAGATGAAACCACTAACCTCTACAACCGTCAATACGAAACAGCGCGTTCTGCCGCGATTAGCGGTCCTTCAAATGTTCGTGGTGCTACAGCACGACAAGGATTTGAACTGGCTGATTTGGATACCCAACAGGCCAATAACCGCTTCCGTGAGATATGGCAAAATCAGCTGTCATTGGCTCAGATTGTTATCGCAGCTATACAAGCGCATAACACTATAGCGAATAGTCGACGCGATGTCCAGCTTAAAGCACAGCAATTACAAGCCGGGACTGAGCAAGGACGAGTTGTGCAGAGTCTCGCCGCAGCAGAACAATTGAGTAGGGTTAGGAGTGACCACTTAAGGGGTTTTTCTGCGGGAGCAGAGTTTTTGGGTGTCGCGCAGATGACGACGAATGAGTCATTGACGGGACGGGGTCAACAAGGCGCGGTTAGCACCGCGTTCGGAACAAGCTACTGGAGATAAAAATATGCCAAACGAATATGAGCAGTTGTTGAGGAGAACGAATCAGACGCCATCACCGGGTGGGATGGATTTGAACGCGCTTTTGAGTCGCGGGATTCAGGGTACAATAGCGGGAGCGCAGGAGGAAACGGGTATCAAGCGTAAGGTAGTAGCCAGTGACCTCCTATCGCAACAACTCGCTCAAGCCGCGCAAGAATTGCAGAACAGGATGCAGGGGTATGAGTTCGAGCAGACGAAAGGGTTTGACCAGTCGTTGCTAAACGATCCAAGAGTGGGTGCGACACTATCAGACGCTTTCAAGCAAACTGGTTTTAATCCACTAACCTCGCCCAATTCAAGAGCTATGCTTGGTGCGTTTCATAAGTTTCAGCCAGGAGTAAAAAGTCATCAAGACAACGCAGCGGAGATTTTGAAAAACTGGCAGGTTGTTAATTGGAGTGGTGATCGTCCAGAACCAGACGAGGTCAAATGGGCGAGGAATGTTTTGGGGATTGGTGCTGGAACGACAACTGGAACTGACACTAACGATGCAATGGAGAAAAGGTTGAAAGAACTGGAAAGAAGGGCTGGTGTAACCGGAACAGTGTCTGAGCATGTGCCTTATGGTTTTGGTCGTGCTGCTGCTGGTGGTGCCGTTGGTGGAGTTGGTTTCTACGGCGGCAGCAAAGCTTTTGAAGCCGGAGCGGCCAAGTTTGCGCCTAAGATGGGTGCTGGTAAACTCACTGCTGGCAAATTTGGATCAGGTTTAGTTGGATCAGGTATAGCCGAACTTATACTGAGCCAAATCGACCCAAGAAATTTTGAAGCACAAAGAGAGTATCCAAAGACTGCTTTAGCGGCTGGTGCGATTGGTATAGGTGGTGCTTCTAAAGCGAAGCAGGCTTTTGAGAAAATTCCATTCCTAGCTAGGTTTACTAGACGAGGAGCACAATTACAACACGCGGCACAAATGGAGGAAGCAGCGGCTAAAGCAGCGCAAAGGGGATCTAATCTTGGACCGGAATATAAGGGTAGTTTTGGTGGTGGACAACCGCCACCGCAACAATCACCTCCAACCGGAGCAGCACCAAAACAACCTTACAAACCAAACGTAAAAGGCTACGAGGAGTTCCTCAAAAAACAATTCGGTGAAAGGTGAAAAATGTTCAAACGTCTTCTTTGTTTTTTCGGTTTCCATTCATGGAAAACTGATAGTGAAACCGTTTCTGGTTTTAGTGAATCGGTTTGTGTGATGTGGAAGCAGTGTAAACATTGCAACAAATCCAGATTAAAAAGCATCTCTCGATCTTTCATTCCGAAGCCACGTGATTAGCTATGCCAGAAGAACCATTCTCGCTAGGGCAGGTTCAAGAGAACCCTACAAGGAGGTTGTCGTCGTGGCTTGATACGATTTTCAGGCCAGTTGGCAGGCCAATAGGGGCTATTTTAGGCGGTCTTGCACGTCAAGCGACAGGTATTGTCGCGCCACAGTACTCTAAGCTTGCCGAGCAACGTTTTCAAGAAGCAGGAGAACATCTTCCGCGTCTCGCCGCTGAGTTTGCCGCTGTTGGCGCAAAGCGGTTGCCTGTCAAACTCGCCGGATTAGGTGATGTTCTCCTGCGATCTTCTACAGCGCCGGGAGCGGACATTGGAACAGGGTTGGGTGAAACAGCGGCGTTTGCCGCAGCGCCACTGGCGGGGGGTCTGGCAAGGCGCGCAATAGCGCCTATTGCTGGCGCGGCAGAGAGCCAATTCGCTTCACCGATAGGCCGCTTGCTTGCTAGGAGCGCCGTACAGGAGCCGGCAGGGATCGCCGGGAGCCTTCTGCCATTTGAGGCTGCCGGGGCGCTAGAAGCCTATCGCCGAGGGCAGCTTAAGGAGCATGTGGAGCAACTCGGGAGTCCTGAACACATTGTAAGCACCCTTGCTGGCGTGTTGCCGTTTGAAGCCGCTAGGATACCGGCAGGGGTGAGAGCGTTTACAGGAGCGTTGGTTAACAAGACACCGATAACTGATTCTGTTGATGTTCATCGTGTGCATTGGATGGCTGGTGAGGTGCCAAGGTTTAGGGACTTTGGTAGCGAAGAATCAGCGAAGGATTTCTCGGACGAAGTGAGGCGCACTGTTGGTGGCGAGCCTAAGATTGAAGCGGCGGGTAGTGTGCCAAGGCAGCGTGTTGTCTACGACATGGCTTTTAAGCCGGGGCAGTTGCGTGGGGGATTTGGGCTGAACGCGGTTGAGATGTTGAATGAGCCGACGACAAGCGCGCTTAGGCTTTCACCGGACAAGGAGGGTTTGTTTGATACGAAGAATCTTGTTGGTAGGATGAGAAACGTCTTGCATCCGACGGAGTTCAAGTCGTATGAGGACGCGGGGTTGGGGGAGTTTTTGAAGGAAAAGAAGAAGGTGGGAGCGGTGGAGGTGCAGCAGTGGATTGAGCAGAATGGGCCGAGGGTTGAGACGCGGGTCGGAAAGACTAGTGGCGAGAAACAACGTAGCACGATTCAACAGTTGCTTGACAGAGCTAATGTCGCGCAGCATGGTGTTGAGACGTTGGGATATAAAATACACGAAGAAGAAGGACCATTGAACCAAGGATTAGTAAGGGATAATGTAGTTCTAAAAGCTCAAGGAGACCAGATTTATAAGTATAGATTGGAAGGTCGAGCTGGTCCAGTCTTGATTGGACAAGAGCCACTTGCAGAAGCGCATACTTCGATTCAATCTTGGTTCGACACGCAAAAAGAAATTAATAGAATCGGTGCGACTCAAGAACCGGGTACTGATGTCCACTGGCAATCAATCGCGCCAACAGATGTAACTGGTAAGAGTTACGTGGAGATTGCAGTGACGAGGCCAATACCCGGAAACATTGGGAACAAAGGAATCGTTTTCCCCGCCTCCCACTCCTTTCCACCAAACACTCTCGGCTGGTCTCGTGGTTATATGGAAACCTTGCCAGATGGGAAGAAGGTTTTTCATGTTGTGGAGGTGCAGAGTGATTGGGCGCAACGGCAAAGAGAATTAGTTGAAGTTTCTAAAGAAACTGAAGCGCTTGGTAATAGGCGCTTGGCACAAGAACAACGTACTAAGCTATCTGACCCCCTCCTCGCCGACTGGTCCCGCCTCGTCCTCAAAGCCTCGATTGACCATGCTATCAAAGAAGGCGCAGATGAGATAGCGATTAGTGATGCCGAGACGGCCATGATGACTGAGGGGCATGATTTACCATCAAACCAAAATGTTAATGAAGTTTTCAATAGTAAAAGTGGTGCTGAGGAGCGGGCTAAAGAATTAGGTGGGATGGTTGTTCAGGAACCTGGAGGTTTTAGGGTTGTTGCCCTCGGACAGTTTCCTGGAATGCGTCTAAACTACGACCAAATCCTCCCAAAAATCGCAGAGGAGTTGACAGGGGTGAAGGGGAGGAGGGTGGTGATGGGGGAGCATAAGAACGCTTTTACAGAAATGGAAGGAGAACAAGAGGTTGAAGTTGATCCTGATACTGGTGAACAATATCCTGTTGGGGAAGGTGGGGTTTTTAATGTTGACCGTTGGCAGGGTCCACGTCCAGACCTCATCTTCAAAAACCCAGACGGCACTCCAAAAACCTCCATCACCGGACTCTCATTCAATTTATCGAAAGCCAAGACTGAGCTTGAAAAGCGTGGTGGATGGTCGGTCTTCGCGCGCGATAAAATCGTGCGTGACCAGGTTCAGCGGATGGATGTCGAGGGCTATGAGCCTGACGAGATTCTTCGCGCGTCAGAGAACGTTAAGCTCTTGCAACCGTTAAAAGGTGAGGATGCGTTGCAAACTTTAGCGCGTTCTGTAGGAATCGACCCGAAGGTGTTTGCGCGCCTTGGGCCTGGTGAATCCTTAGAACGCGCTTTTGACTTTTTTACCAGTGTGTATCATCATAATTTTGGTGAGACACCCGAGCGCGCGGCTTATCTCGCGCGGCAGACAATGACACCGCTTGCACGCTTTGCACCGTTCTTGAAGCAAACGGCGTTTGCAGTAGCGCCGGCACAAGAAGGCGCGTCGCATTTGTTCACGGTGCCTAGGCCACTAAGTGAGACAGCGCAGTACCTAACGACCCTCGCTGATATTCCAAAAGCCGCGAAAGGGACCGTGTCACCAGAGACGATGGTCTTCGAGATGGCACGAATGGCTGGACATGAAGCCGCGCATAACATGGGGACGGAGGTTTTATCACCTACTGGTTCAGCAACGCCACAACAGAGGCAGTCGTGGATTAAGGCAATGGCGAACGTTGAGGCTATTCCACCACAAGAGCGCGCAAAGGTGATGCAGAACATGATGCAATTGGTGGTGCCGCCATCACGCTATAATGAGGTCTCGAAGATTAACATGGAACGGTATGCAACCGAGCCAGAAGAGTTCCTTGCTGACTTTGCGGCATTGATTAGTGTTGGGTCGTTGAACGGGAAGATGAAAGGCGGGCTTGAGGACTTAATGCAGTTTGGCGATAGGGCGTCACAAAACTTCGGGCAAGCAGTGTATCGTGACCTTGCGAGCATGTGGGGAACGGTGCGCGATTGGATGCGCGTGAGTATGGGTTACAAACCCGACGCTCAAGCGAAGTCAATCCTTCAGCGCGTCGATAATGTTTACAAGAACATTACCTCATTGCTACAAACCCATGAGCAGGCCGAGCGAACGTTCGCGACGTTTAATGCTTTCATGGATAGAACGAGCACGGGGCCGCTTGAACCGCCTCCAGTTGTTAGCGCAACGCAAATGCACAAGCTGTTCAAAGAGCTTGACGATGTTAATGCCTATGCGTCACACGCGACTGGTAAAAAGGTCGAGACAACGCAACAGGACATGAAGCTCTTTGACGAACTGCTTTCACATGTTCGTCCTCAAGAGGCTTCTGAGCGTGCAGCAGGAGAGCGCCTAACGTTCTGGAAAAGCTTCTTCAACCCGATGATTCAACTAGCGGAGTCGTTGAAGGAGAAGGTTCCTAGCGCGATTCCGATAACGAGCCTTGCGTTTGACTTTCGTGGTCAGGTGTCCGACACTCAAACAGCGGCATGGAGGATGTTTCAGTCCACTGAGGCATACAAAAAAGAGCACCCGATTGAGAGCAACCTGTCTGGTGGTATTGATTGGAAGCGACTCAAATGGATTAGCAAGGAGGGTTCGGCGCAGGAGCGCGCGTTGAACAAGATACAATTGTCGATCAACGTTCGGCAGCAGGAAGAAGGCGTTAACACGCTTCCAACGAGAAAAGAAATGGAGGATTTGTCGTCAGAGTACAAGGGTCTTAACGACGTTGATAAAGAGCGAGTTGACCTTAGCATTGAGCAGTTCAACGCGATGAATCGTTTGTTGGCGAAACGGCAGTGGGATTCATTTCGTGACCGTGTCGTGACGAATATGGAAAAATCGTTAATGTCGCACAATAAAAACATGTTCGAGGAGCAGGCGTACGACCTAACGAAAAAGGCGGTTGACCTAATCTTTGATGAACCAGTCGGTGCTACGTTCGATGAACAAATCGCTTTTGCGCAACAGCGTTTCAACTTCATGGAATCGCTACCGATGTCCGACGATGCGCGCAAGATGTTTTTGGATAGCATACGGAGTATGAAGGAACCGTGGCTGAAGCTTGGTGACCAATTACTTGGATCGGTTGGGCAGGACGGGTTGCGGCCTGGTAAAAACTACATGCCTGAGGTGAGGACTCGCGAATGGCATGTTAGCTGGAAGATAGCACTGGAGGATAAACAGCATCACGAGGCGTATAATACTGAGGCCGAAGCGGTGGCGAAAAAGAAGGCGTTGGAAGGCAGACCAGATTTGGAATACGTCAAATCCTTCAATCGCTCTGACAGGACTGATAGGGTTCGTGGCGCGGTTCAAGAGCAGATTTCATCGGTGCAACAAGAGGCGCTTGACGTGTTGAAGAAAACCGTGCTGGCTTCTATCTCACGTGAACACCCAGAAGCAGTGGAGATTGTCAAGAAAATAGAGGCGGAGTTGCAACCAGCAGCGGCGTTTGCCGAGCTTACCGTATCGCCTTACATGCGAAAGCGCGAGTTCATACCGGGGCGTGAAAACCTCAACATGGCAGAGGGGGTGCTTAGGTATGTCGATGCTACCGCGTACCAAATGGCCAAGCGGCACGTGAAGCAAAAAAGCATCGCAACGCTTTTTAACCCTGACATGCGGTCGAATCCGAACGTCAGGAACGAATACGAAAAGTATATCGACTTTGTGACCAATGCTGAGGGTCCGGAGTTCGATATGTTGAAGAATCTGGTGTTTTTCAACTATATTGGGTTCAATCCAACAATGATCCCAATAGAGTTGACTCAACAGTTGGTGACACTGGTGCCATATATGGTCGAACATGGGTTCAGTCCGAGGAAGGTTTATAGGACTTTACGGGAGGTTAACAGGGACTTGTTGTCGATCAATGTTAAGCATGAGGGGAAGTTGAAGGACGTTGGTGAACAAGCCGCGCTTGAGAGAGCTGAAAGTGGCAGGGTGATTGATACTGGTTTCACTGCTGATTTACACGGTGAAGCTGATCTGGACTTCGCGGCGGGACGAAGCAACACGCTGGGGAATGGCGCGATTGGTGAAGGCGTTGACTTATTGCGTAACTCGCTTTATCAGATGCTCGCGGTTAGCAGAAAGGCTTATGCGTGGGGGACAACGGCGAATGGGAGGGTGGCGTTGACCACAGCCTATCGCCTTTCCCGCGAGATTTCAAAAGCCACGACGGAAGAACTGAAGGATAAAGAGGCATACGCGTTTGCACGACAAGCAACACATGCGACAATGTTCGGAGGTGGCAGAGCTAATCGACCGTTGGTCTTGCAGCGTTTCGGTGAATTGAGCGGAGTTGGAGGAGTGATGTATACGCTTGGGTCGTACACGCTCAACACAATGGCGATGATGGCGAGGTTGACTCGAAAGGCGATTCAGGCTCAGTTGAAAAACCCTCAAGAGGTGGCGGCAGCGACAAAAGCGGCTGGCATAATGTGGGCAACGCAGTTCGCGCTAGGCGGTATCCTTGGATTGCCATTAATTGCGCCTGGGATAGCATTGTTGGAGCAAGTGTTCAAGGGCCTTGATGCGCGTAAGGCTATGCGTGAAGGATTGGTGAACCTTGCCGGGGAAGATGAAGACATGGGTCACTATGTTGCTGACGGTGCCATGCGGGGAGTATTGAATCTTTCCAGCGTGGACTTTGGTTCGCGCTTTCAGCTAGGGAGCCTTTTGGGCGTGTCACCTTACGATGGCTTTTCATGGCGGAATCTCATGGGACCGGCAGCGACAATGTTGGAGAACTATGGTAAGGGAATCAGTCAAGCGAGTGAAGGTCGTTGGGGTGACGCAGCGCGGCAAGCAGCGCCGACGAGCATTAAGAACATTTTGAACCTTGTGCATGACGACTGGGCGATAAGGGACAGAGCAGGGCGTTTGATTAACGAACTTACACCTACCGAGAAAACCCTTGCGGCGATTGGTTTCAAGCCGAAGAAGCTAACACAGTACTACGAACAACAATCAATAATGGAGCGAAGCGAGCAGAGGAAGCAACGTGAAGTGAGGGACGTTCGCTCAGAGGTGGCAAAGCTTCTTGTGCAAGGGGATGTTGCTGGAGCACGAAGGCGTATCATTGAAGGTATGCAGGAGGTCGGGCCGTACGATCCGCTTGACATGGCACGCGAGGCTGCACAACTAGCACAAGAGATTACTACATCTACACCCATCCCACCTGGCTCTAAGGCAAACATGGCAGAACAAGCTGACATCGCAAGGCTCTATCCACGTGGTACGACGCAGAGCGAGCAACAACGTGTGCTGAGACAGGCGTTTATACTCCGTGAGCTTGGTTTGTCTACTGGTCGCCCCGATATACGCTCCATCAGGACTGCGGGTCTTGTTGACCAATACCTGCGCCAAAACCCGCGTGCAAATATCGCTCAAGCTAGGGCGGCGGTTGAACGATTGACGAGTCCGGCGGTGAGAAGACGGGAGGCGTTGTTTCGATAGCATCGCGTTTTTTCTTATGTTCTTCATAACGGTCTGGTGAGAAAATAAGGATTTTTCCTTGTAACTCGGTAAGGACGATTTGATCCGTCTTGCATAGGTGCTCGACCATGAGATCGAATTCTTTGCCAACGACTCGGCACTCGTTAAAAAACCTCGCGCGCATACGTTTTTCTAGGACGATGCCACCGAGGACGTTCAACATATCCATGAATTGGACGCTAACAGCGGCGAGTTCGTTGCGACCGACGCCGGCAGAGAATTCCTTTATGCGTGGTTCCAATAGATCAAGCATCGCAAAAGCTCGCTCGAAGTCTTCGACGTGGATAACCGTGCGCGGTTTGTAATCCTCCATCGCTAGGAGCATTGCGACTTTCATAACCTGGACGTGCTTGGTGCTGTAGAATTGTTGTAGCACAGGGTCATCGGGCTTTTTGATCCTCGGGCTTTCTTTGCCCTCGTACCATGAGACCCACCACTTGTCAGCCTCCGGTGTCATCGAGAAGTCGCCTTGGAAGGATTCGTCGTGGAGGATTTGTAGGTGTGCGATAGCGCGCTTTAATGCCTCTTCTCCACCTGGTGGCCGTTTCGGATGCGCAATCGGCGCTTTGCCTTTACCGACTACCATGATCATTCTTCGACCGAGGCCGCCTGTGAATATCTGTAATTTTAGCGTCCGCATGACCCACTCTGGAATAGCGCAGGAAACCATTGTAGTATAAGGAAATGGCACGTTGTCTTTACCGCTGTTCTTAAACGAGGTTGAGAAATGCTCGCCATCGAACGTGTCAACCAAAAACGCTGTCATCTTTATCAAGTCGACCGAAAGAAGGTTTTCAAACTCGCTGACATAGAAACAGAACGGGTGATACTCGAATATCTCGCCAGAAGGATTGCGAAAGGTGCGTATGCCGTCGTCACTTCCCATAAACTTTGCGACATCCTCGCGTGATGTTACTGAGGCGCTCAGAGGGATGTTAGGGAAGTATTGCATCAAGATTTTCTTCGCTATCAGCATGGCAGTGGTCTTGCCACTACCAGCATCGCCAATGAGACAGACGTAGATGTTTGGGATGACTGTGAAATAATCTCGATCGTATTTTACTTTGTGCGAGAGGACGGATGAGATGAGGGTTAAGCCGGACCAAACATGAAACGACTCCGGGCATTCGTTGCCGGAGTTGTAGAAGACGTAGTCTGACAGAAAGCCCATTCTTAATCCTTCCACAAGTCCAACACCCGTAAAAACGCCTCGGCGCGTTGAGCGGCGGTGGCGTGGGCTACGATGAAATAATCACTGTTGATAGTTGCCTTGGTCCGTTTCATCTGAACTGTGTTCGCAAGTTCAGAAACGAATGTTTCAACCTGTTCTGTATTAAGCACCTTCTCCGCTTCGTGCATCGCGTTTAGGTCGTTGAGGTAGTTTGGTACGAAGCCAATTGGGGTTCCATCGGGGTGATGCCACATCGAAAATGGTCTGTCTGCACCAAATGGTGTAACCTTGCCAGTGCGGTAAGTCCACCCACACACCTCCGCAATCGCTATTCGTTGTGCTTCTGGAGTCATATTGATTAGGGATTTAGCCTATGAATCCTCTAGCTTGTTTTCATTAGGCCGATAGTTGTCTATGAGAAGTCTAAGCGCCTCATAAGGAGGCATTTCTTCAGGGATGTAGATTGAATGTTCCACGTCACTAGCTCGTAGCTTCATTTCAACATAAACATAAACTTCTGTTTTAGTCTCTATTGAAAAAGGAATTGTTGTTGTTGTTGGTGTTGATTCTTTATACACTCTTCTGTACCTCAACCTATCTGAAAAAACTTTCCATTCTCCGTCCATACAACCGCCAATAAACAGGGTTCTCATAGGTGGTTATTCATTGTTGTTGTAGTTCTGTGCATGGAATTTTGTCCAGTATAATAATCATTAAACCTCGAAGCATAGTCTTTTTCTCGACTGTGAGTTTCAAGTCACTAGGTTGGTATTCCAATTCAACGTCAAATTTAGCGCCAGGTCTTATTTCGTCTAATGTTATATCTATATGGATTTTCATATTCGTCCCACTCGTTTTTCTTCGTCCCCCGCCTGTCCCCACGTTTCCCCATAACCTCCTTCAAACGGAATCACAATCCTCTGCCCCGCGATATAAAGAGGGTTGTCAAACCATTCGTTAATCTTGCCAACTGCCCAAGTGGTATCGGTTTTCTTGAACTGGCCGATGAGCGCATCGTGGACTTGATGGAGGGGTTCAATTCGGAGCGTAGCTGGTGCATTTCTTCCCCTATCATGTTGCACGCTTGCCAATCCCTCGCGAATATCGCGTTCTCGTACGCTTCCTCCAACTCGTGCATCTTGGCGATTTTCTGGGTCCGTCCAGAGTTTGTACATTGCGAAGTTTGTTGCATAAGTGGTGTTGGCTTGAGGTTCAAAGGCAACGGCTTTTGGCAAAATCTTGTCGTTATGGCCGAAGAAGTGACGCACTTGGCCGCTAGCCGCGATTAGCGTCGGCCGCTCAGAGATTTTGTTAGCTATCCAACGGTGCCATTTTTGAATACCAGGATAACGCTTGAAGAAGAACTTGTCTCGCAGTAGCTTGCAATCGGATTCTTCGAGCACGAACTTGCCTTCGCTGTCGGATAGGATTTGATTGGAGACCTTGCGAGGTCCTTCGAGATAAGAACACCCATGCTGGACTCGCTTCATCCCGAAGTAGTCCCAGTCGTCGGCCTTAACTTTATAGCAGGCTTCTTTAAGTTCTTCTCGGCTAGAGAAATTGACTGCGACTCCTCTGAGTGATAAGACGAGAATCTTAGCTGGCTTAAGCCCGAACCTGTAATCATCGAGCATAGTACTGTCTCCAAACATCGCACAATACGCTGCAACTGTCCAGCCGTCAGCACCAGCGAGGTCACATTGGAATATCCAGTGTTCTTCGTCGGCGAGAAACAAATCTCTATCCTGCTTAGGAATAGTTTGAAGATTGTATCCGGACCCCGTTGGGGAAGTGTAGCACGTGACCCTTCCTGTGTCAGACCCGACAATGTTATAGCCGCACCGCACGCGCCCATCTTGATCCGCACTAATCGCCAACATCCCCTCGCGAGTAGACAAAGAACGGATTTCAATTGTGTGTCGGAGCATTGGGACGCAGTCGGGTCGAGTTTTTTCTGCGATTTTAACGAGCTTGAGGAGGGCTTCGTAGTCAGTCGTGAGCGTTGGCGGGTCTTTTTTGTCATCGTATTGTGGTGGGAGTTGGAGTTCGTCATAAAGGAATGGCGGAAATTGGGTTTTGGAGTCGACGTTGAGGGAGATTTTGAGCAGGTCTTCGATTTCACCGAGGGTGGAGATGGTGGGGTTGGGATCGTGGAGGAGTGTCTGGAAGCGGCGCGCGTTTTCGACCTCGTTCTTGCGAATGTTGTTATCGGTTCCGACATCGTCAATCGTGGCCTTTTTGAAGTGAAAGACTTCTAGCGCACGTTCGTTCAACTCTGCGCGCGTCTTGAGAAAGCGACCGGATAGGCCATTCAACCGCGCTTGCTCAGCGTGCATTTCCACACGTACTGAATCACGACGATGTTTAGCGCCAGGTATATCGTATAATATACCACGCATTTCCATGTAAAGTAAGGGGTTAAGAAGATCGACATTAAGCTTGTAATGGGTACGGCTAGTACCGTGCACACGGCTCTCCAACACGTTGTTGATTTCATACGTTACTGCCGAGTCTTTGCAACAATACTCGAAGAAGGTTTTGTCGTCCTGGCTCTTCCTGTCGCCTTTGTAGTACGGCTCGTTGGTGCAGATCGAGGCTTGGACGGAGAGAGCTTTTTCAATTTCGCTGTACAACTCCCACCATTTGAGCATTGTGTCGTCGACCACTCCTCTAACTCTAATGCCATACGAGTAATGCAACACAAACCGATCGTAGAGGGAGTTTTGTAGGATTTTTGGGACATCGGGGTTTTCCATTAGTGACGCGAAAGCGCGCCACACGCGGGATTCGTCGAACGCGTTAAACGGGGATGAGAAATCCTTGTGGAAAAAGGGGATGATAAAGGCGTTGTAACTAGTTGTCGCTACTGAAACACACGACATTGTTCCTATGCCACCTTCAATATCAATTGCTATTGGTTCTCTAACTCGTTCTATTGCAGACATTCGGTTACATAATTGTTCTGGATTGTGGTCAAGAACAAAAATCCTGTCTGGGAGTGTAAGTTTTGGACTACTACCTTCTCTAACCGCCTTACGCAGGTCGAATTGCAGTAGTGGCGCGTCTTCGGGACAACGATTCGGTAGGCAATAAGCGGGGTGGATGGTAGCGAGGCATTTGTAACCAAGGTGGGATTGGAACAACGAGCCGCGCCACACGGTAGGCGGGTGAGGCCATTTGAACACGAACCTTCCTTTTTGCTTCGTTAAGCGGGGTTCGACGTTACCAACCTTTAGAAAATGTAGTGGCGTGCCACCGAGGCAGACGACGACGTTCGGCTTGAACCTTTCAAGGTCCATTGACAATGCAGTCAACCCTTGTTGGATTTCTTCGCCAGTCCACTCAAACGACGCTATCTCATTGCCCTCGGGTTGAAACTGACAAACGTTACCAAGAAAGCACGCTTCGCGTTGTATGCCAGCACGTGATAGAAGCACGGATAAGAAGCGACCCGAAGCGCCTACGAACGGTTCGGGATGCGAAACGCCATTGACTTTGTGTTCAACCTCGCTTGTTCCTGGCGCTTCTCCGACCAGAGCGATGCGAAGGTGCGAGGGGTTTGTTGGAAAGCGGTTGGGAACCGTTGTCATGCATTAGTGCGGTACTTTATATCACTTGGCTTTCTTGACCTTAAGAGACCATCAAGGTCCTCGATTAACCTTTTTGTTATTTCTTCTTCCAGAGGGTTTGGGTCAGAACCTATTGAATTAGCTATTCTGATCTCTGTATACTTGTCTGTGGCTTCGACGATTATGTTTATGATTGTCATGTCACTTCGTCCTTGCTTCTAGCATTGCGTCGGCAACACGATATGCGCTTTCGACCAAAGATAAAACATGATTGTCGGTTCCATTAGCCACGCATATTTGGTTTTGTTCGTGAACCATCATTCCTGCAAGTGCCTTCGCGGCGAAGTAGTCACGAAGTGCCATGCCAGTAGTTCCGAACTTTCGTTTCACCATTGTACCTTTTAACTCTTCCGTTTCCTCTGTCCATTCACAAGGAAAAGCCGGTTCGTTTATATCTATATCGTTATCTTCTGTTTCATGTCCAGATTCCATCTTTGTGCTCCTTCTTTAATGCGTTGATGTTGTTGTGGATGTAGTTTTCGAGATAAGCATCGGTAATGGGTCGCTTCGACCAAAGCCAGCAAAGGTAGTTGGCTGGTACGTCTTGCATTTTTTGCCCTTTGTACTTACCAAATGGCATCGGGTCGTTTTCGGTATAGCATGGAGTCTTGTTCTTCTGTCCAGCTTGTTTTGGTTTCTGTTTGACCTCGACTTCTTGCAAATCTTTGTTCTTCTGTTTTTCGAGACACGCTGCGCACGTTACATGTTCCCATTCGTTTGCCCAAAGATGGTCTTCTGGCCACGTCGAAGGCAAACCTTCAAAGCCGCACGAAGCGTAGCCAGCAGTCATATAGTGGATGGTTTTCATACCTTACGAAAGATGCTAACGCAGCGAAAGCGATTGGCGGTTGAACGGATGTATCCTATCATGCCAACGAGGTTGAGGGATTTGTTCGAGAACACAGGGAGAACTTGGTCGAGCCATACAAGGTATCCGCCAGGTTGCAAGACCGTGGCGCATTCTTCAACAACCCGTGGTCGGTTTATCAACCCTATTTTGTAGTGCTCCGCGTCTTCTTGGCTATACGGTGGGTCCGCATAAACCAGATCGGGTTTGAACGGCAGAAACGACGCAAGTTTTTCAGCATCGCCTTGAATGTCGGGTTTGTACTGCCCTGTATTGTCAATGCCAATTCGAGTATAGTTCCCCGGCGGCAATGAACCAGAGAAAAGGTGTATAATTTTTGTTGCATCCGGGAACAAGACTTGGATTCTTTCGAGGTAGTTCGTGTGGTATGAGCCATAGAATGATGAGTGTCGGCCACCGCCTAAAAACCACATGCCATAGAGCATTTCATCGTGGTATTGGAGAGGTGGGAGTTTGGGGAACGCGGTGGAGAAAAGATTAGCGCGCTCGTAGAGCGAAAGGGGTTTCATCGGAATTCCACCTTTGGTAGGGTTGATTCGTAGTAACCCTTGAGTAAGTCACGCACGGCAACATAGCGTGCTTCATCAGTTTCAAAGCTGATAGGATAACGCCCAATCCGCGCAACGGATTCGCATGGTCCACCGCAAGGCATCAAGATTGTCGAACCGATTTGACTTATCGGGCGCAAGAGGAATTCAATAAAGGACGCTGGTGGCCATTGACCGTCACGATTGGCAGAGAACACGGAGGAATTGGATGGGTTGAAGGGTTTGGGGTTGCCTTTTGCGAGGACCGTGAAATGTTTCGCGTTTTGTGCAAATGGGAAAACTTCGTCTGGTTCCATGCCTAGGACGTTCCATATCACTGGCCAAGGGATAGAAAAATGAGTGTTGGTAGGAAAGCACGTTCGCCACCAGATAGCATCTTCTGATCTCACGATTAAATAAGAATCCATTTTTATCAAACGGTCTATTTGTTTCCATCCTTGTTCGTCGAGTTGGTCAAGTACAAGCGCGCATGACACGAAATCCGCTGGCAGGTCGGCCTCTGCGATGGTTTTGAAGTCACCGTGAAAAACCATGTTAGAAAGCTGGATGATGGTGGGGTTGACAACAGCCTGTTCCTCGAAAAGCGGCAGGCCGCCGGTGTTGACAACATCAACTTCTTTTGCTCGAAACGCAGCGCGACGGCGGTTTTGTTCTTCCATTAGTACAAGCTCGTTGCGCTCAAGAAGGATTTTAAGGCCGTCGGTGTAGGTTTCGGCTTTAGCAACAGCGCCTTCACGGTCACGTAGGATTTCTTCCGCAAGTTGGAGGGTGTAGCAAACCTTTGCGCGCGACACACCAAGTAACTCGCCTGTTTGCTTTTGTCCCCACTCCGCGCCTTCTATGGCCCATTTTATCTTGTGAATGCGGTCAATACCAATAACTTCTTCTTGCCATGTGCGGTTTTTACGCCGTATGTCTTCCTCGAATTCGACAAGCTGGCGCTTGAGTTCGGTTTGTTCGTGGTAGAATACGAAACCCGGGCGAGTAGGGTCACAAGAAGTGCCGTGGAAGACGTGCGTATGACCAAGTTGCATAAGAGCGTGCATCCGGCGACGACCGGCTACTAGGCGCGGAAACATAGGACCATCTTTACCATACGCGCCAATCATTTCAATAACAATCGGCTGAATCAACCCGAGTTCCTTTATCGAATCCATCAAGCCTGTGACGTCGCCCATGTCTTGCCGCTGACGACTTTGTATGTCAATGTGTTGTAGTTCGATGGTTTCCATTAGAATGGTTCGTTGTCGTTACCCTTTTTTTGTTTTTTGCGCCTTTCGAGTGAGCTTTTCTTTTCATGGCATTTGTTGCACAACACCTGTAAGTTCCCTTCTTTCAACATTTCACGATAGAAACGCATTCGAGTGTCGTATGGCCATTTTCCGTGCCCGTTGCCAGCGGGTTTTTTGCAATCGAGTTCGAGGAAGCGTGTTTTACCACATTTGGCGCACTCGTAACCGAGTTCTCGAAATATCTTCCGGCGCAACTTTCGCGCCCAGTCCCTTTGGCGCGCTCCCATAACGCGTTATTCTTTAGGCCACTTGCCACTATCGACAAGCAAAGCTATTATGGCGTAGTTGGAGATGTCGCGAAGGGTATCGCGAATGGACTCGTTCATTGCGCGCTTACGCTTCTTGCCAAGAAGGTTCGTAAGCCGCGAGAACTTGTCATCCATGCGGATGTAGACACCCAAAACGCCGTGGTTTGAAATGTTTTTCGAGCCGTAGTCTTGGTGTTTTTTGTCTAGGAGCACAGTGTTGGCAATAGCGACTTTGAGGGCTTCAATACCGGCTGCGGTTTTGATACCAAGAGTCTTGGCAACGTAAACCTCGAACGGTTCAGTTGCAATCTCTTTTTTCAATTCTTCGTTTGCTTGGTCCATGTTGTTGTAAAAATTGTATTGGACGAGGCAAGGGATTTAACCTTGCACGCCGAGGCGGTGTTATCCATAACAGTTTACTCGGCTAACTTACCGCTGCGTCTCCGACTCCGCCACTCGTCCATTTTGCGCCATAGTGTCCACGGTTTCACACATTGAAGTGTTACTTTGTCCATGCGAACAGCTATGGCGAAGGTTTTGAGGCACAGGCACCCTTGCGGGTTTGGTGAGCCGCTGTTCATACGCGTTGCCCACCTGCTTCGACCGACGCACCGGTTGTGCCTCATAAGGTTGTTACGGTTTCACGAAGCCGTTGGCTTCTGCCCAATCATACAATTGATTTTTGGAAAAAAACTTGGTCTACGTCCATGTTCTTGGCAATCCAATCGACAGATTCTTCCAGAATTCCTGTTCCTATCACGGCTTCAATGAAGTCCTTATCTTGTTTTGCATTGGTAGCCATAAACTACGCCTTGATAAACTGCACGATGTCGTTCGTTGGTGGCAGCGTCCTACCACTCTCCTTGTCACGACGCTCGGGAAGTGCGTCGAGTTTCACGCGAATCATTCGGCCCTGTAAGGCTTTGCATTTGGTCTCGAACGACCCATCGAACAAGTCCTTTCCAGTGATACCAGTGACTGGCGGCTTTATAGCTTGAAGGATTCTCGCAGCGTTTTTAACGATGATTTCCTTCATTTGGTCCTCGGTCTTTTTTTCGCTCCTGGTCTTGAGTGAGAGTTGGGATGTGACGACCTGACCTATGTCGAACTTCTCACCCTTGATGCCTTCGGTTGCGACTGTCGTCGCAAGCTTGAAGACCCAGTTTTTGCCGTCGGAGGCTTTGTTGTCTGCGACGTTGGATTCTTTTATGACCATGTCGTAGATACCTGCCTTGATAATTGGGAACGAGGTATCGACGGAGTTGAGGTCGAGGTCTAGGAGGGATTTTGGTGTTTCAGTCATTTTGTTTGGTGGTTTGGTTGTTTTTGTCAGTTTGAAAGCGTTACACGCATTGAAGCTTGCGCTTTGTTACCATGCGCGCTGGTTGAGCAGGAACTTCTTCGCAGTATTCGACAATCTTGCAGTTTGGAGGTGGTTCTCCTTGCCACATGCGAATGGTGATTCCATTGATTGTGGTTTGGTAATTAATCCTGTCTCCAACGTCGTCGGGTGTTTTATCCCATTTCCCGCCAAGGGCTTTGATGACGCTTATTACCTGTTCGTGCGTTAAACGGTCGAAATCTATTTGCTTGTCGTAGAAGAAACCTCCTCTATCGCCAACGTCGATTTCATCGAAGCCTGGGATGGTTTCTAGTGTTGCAAGTTGTTGCTGTTTTCTGCGGATATCTTCTTGCAGTCGAGCTTTGATTTCGTCTTTTGTTTTCATTGTGGTGTTCATTTTTTTGGTTGTAGTCCTATCCATACAAGGAACAGGATAAATGCGATGGCGACGGCGAAAGGAAGGGTGTTGCTCATTGTATCTTGTCCTCCGAGCCGTAGATTTCCTGAAATGTCGCGCCGCATTTGGCAGGGAGGTTGTTAGGATAGCGTGCTCCGATGGCCTTGACAAAGTTCTCGGGTTGGGTCAGGACAAATGGCTTTGGTGGGTTGCCTTTTTCGAGAACCTGGTAGAAGAATTGTGAGAACAATCCCTGAATGCGCTCGCGTAGCGCGGACGGGATCATTGGAAGGGTCTTGACTTCGTTTGTTAGCTCGTTCTTGTCCTCCGTGCTGTGCATGATGAAGACGGTGTGGCATGGTAAACCCTGAACAACAGCGATGGTTTGTTGGACCTTCTCGCCAGCCATATGTGCCCATCGCCGGGCATCTTCCATTGCTTTTGACTGTACCATGCCGATGTGGCCGATAACGGCGTTGGTAAGACCGGTGACCGGGTCAACAACAACAGTCTTCCATGGACAACCATTCGTTATGATAGCGTTGAGGACGTCAGCGAATAGGATAAACGGTGTGCTATCGCCTCTTGAGTAGTCCAACGACAAATCCTTTCGCGCAACGGTTGAGAAGTCGATAGCGAGGATCGGTGGGAGGTCTTTTTGCGCCATCTTGCAGAATTTGACGATGTCGGCGGTGTTTGGCAAGCACTCCATGATGGGTTGCTTAACGATGTCTAGGCCGCCACGGTCGAATTCGAGAACGAGCATTGGCTTAGGGTAGGTTTCGACAACAGCGCCGGTTTTGTAGGTTAAGGGCGGTCCCATCCGACCCTCACGAATATAGCGTTTTAGTGGTTGCATGGTCAGGATTCTTTGTTGCAACAGACATATTCCGTTAGTTCCTCAATAAGACCTTCCGCCATTGACGGACTTCTTAGTTCTATGCAAACCGATGGCAGAGTGTCGTCACACGGGTACGCGATTAACAAGCCAGTGTCGGCGTCAACGACAACGCGTCGAGCCTTAAACGATATTGGGAGTGGCATTGGATGGTTTGTTTAGGGGTGTCCAGGTGTCGTCTACAAACATATTAGATTGCAGCATTAAAGGGCGTTGGTTGGCAGGAAGAGAGCAGACATCGTAGTATTGACACCTCCCGTATTTCGCAACGCACCACTTGCGCTTTTGTGGCAAGTAGCCACGGCAATAATGCCACAGCATTTCTTCAATAAGCGCAGTGGTATTCCGCTCCCATTCGTCGATTTCGTCTTGGTTGATATAGAATGGTTCGCGATAGAATTGCTCAGTCCACCACTTGTCAAGCGCCTTGGTATCGCCAGCGATAAGCCCAGCGTCGAGGCACTTTTGGGTTGGAACCGAGGTGCGAATCGCGTCAACGATGTAGCCCATTGGGAGTGTGTTGAAAGCCTTTTTGAACGCCCAACAATAGCCGCGCATTTGTGGCGACATCTTCATCTCGTACGAAAACATCGAACCGAGTTGGAAGGTGGTTTTGTGGTCAACAACCCAGCGAGTGCGGTCGGGTTTCTCGATAGCAAGGTCGATTTTGCCACAGAAGTAGATTGGGATTTCTTCGTTAGAGGTGTTGCTTTGTTTTGGTGCAAACGCGGTGAACAGCTTAAAAGCAAATGGGAATTCGACAAACGGACCTTCTGAGGTTTGCAAAGGTTTCCAAGGGTCGTCGCGATGGTGGACCAGATAACGATGAAGGGTTTCGATGGCGTGGGATTCGGAGCGATGGTCTTCAGGAGGTTGTGGATTCGCGATGAAGTGCTGTGTTGTCAATGCAATCGCGGCTTCGATACCATGGTCACGTTCAAGCTCCGCAAGTGCGATGTGTATGCCTGTGCCAAAGTTCAGCGCGGGCTTGGAGAACGCGGCAGTGCGATTCAAAAGAAAGCGGTTTTTCCACTGCTCTGGGCACTCGTTCCATTCGTCCATGATGCTGTTGTCGATGAAAAGAGCGCCATTGACAAGAGGAAGGGGTGGGAGTGGGTTGGTCATAACAACGCTTTACTGAACGAATTCTACGAAGTGTTTCACGGTTAGTGGTTTTTCAAAAGCATCACAATGATTCCCGCTGTCGCGATAACAAGCCCCCAAAACCAAGCGCGGATGATGTTTTGCATGTTACTCAAACACTTGTTCCGGTTCCTTTGGTTTCTTCTCCTTTTTTGTTCCGCTTTCGAGCCTTAGATGTGCCATGAGTGTCTGATGCTGCAACTTGCAATCGCGGATCGACGTCACCCATTTTTCCAGCTCCTGGTCCGACATCTCCACTAGTGGTTTCGACGGGCTTGTTGGAGTCGGTCCCGCTGGCAAGGTTAGTAACGGGCCTTCTAGGGTCGATAACGATATCTGCGAATGCAATGGCGGATTGGAAACGGACGGGGTCGTATTCTCGGAGTCCATGATGTTTACACGCTTTTATAAAGCGCGATAGTAGGATGTTTATGGTTATTTGAAGGACAGAACGGTGTGGAAAAATTCCACGTAAGAAGGCATTGTCACGCTGAGCGACTTCGATAGTGGTGTTTAACAACTCAGTTTTAGGGAGGTGGTCGTATGGGTCGCGGAATTCGCTCATATTTTTGTTAGTGTGACTTGAAAGGGGGTTTCGACGGTGGCGTGATGGGTTCCAAAACCGTAAGTATCACGAATTTTTTCGTGTTCGACTATTCTGAAACTCTCGTTATCTATGATTATGTATATTGAGCCAACGATTGTGGACTTAGCGTTTAGCTGTCTTTTCACCGCTGTCCCTAGAAGACAATCGTTGCACATGTACTCTTTGGCGTTTCTTGCGTCTTCTGGAGTGATGTCAACGATTATTTCGTTTGGAAGAATCATAGAATGATGAAGGTATGTGGTTCGGTGTCTTCGATAAAGGCGATATCGTAGGATTCTTCAAGGTGGGTTCGAGTGTCCTCGTCCACGCTCTTGACGCGAACGCTTAGAGCAGGGAACAAAGCGCGGCTTGACAAGATACCGCAGAGGTTTTCGAGAAAACTGTTGTCCCGGAGTTCGACAACAGTGCTAGCATCCGCACCGAACTTCGCACCAGCAGGCTCTTTTACCGTCACACTATCGCCTATAATAATCTTCCCATCCGCGCGCATTGAGACAACAATAGACTTCTCGTGCTTTGCCCACAGCATTTCGTCTATAAGCGAAGATGGATGGTGATGCACGCGCTTGGCTTTTAGGGCACTGCGTAGGGCACTGGCATATGAGTCTGGTGTGAGACCTAATATACGTGGATCTACAACAAGAGCACGAGGGAATTGTTCCACGACTCGACCGATAACGGCGGCGAAACGGTCAAAAGCTGTTTTGCGGTACTTGGATGGAATCGAGGAGTGCATTTTTTGCTTTAGGATTTAGCAGCTGAACCCTCATTCAAAAACAATTTCCATTGCTTCACGCTTGAGCGCACGACGTGCATCGCGCTCAGCTTTCAACGCTTTGTTGGCTTCGCGAAGCTTGTCACGCATACTCTTAGCCAAAGCTTCGTTTTGTTCGTGGTCAATCTTGAATATCTCGCGGCATTTGTTACAACACCACATAGCTTTCGGCAAGTACGAATACCGCATGAACACGGAGTTCTTTGAACCGCATTTGCTACATGGGTGTAGGCTGTAGCGTTGCGTAACGCGGTTTTGAACATCCTTACCATACCAGCCAAGGCGTTGGTATTGTGTGATGCGACGGTTGGTGAGTGGACCGAGTACAGGGTCACGCCAAGAGGATCGTAGGTAGCACGATGGGTCCATTGTGACGAATGGGGTGGTGCGTGTGGTCATACAGAGAGTTCTTTGTATTTTGCGTTTAGTCGTTCTAGTTCTTCCATGTAAGGTTGAACAGCTTTTTTCAAAGGCGTTTTCATGACACCAACTAACTGTTCTCCGTTTTTCCAAACCGCGTATAGCTCCGTTGCAGCAATCAAACCCTCAAGAAAGCCTATACGATGTTGGTATTGTTCTTTTGTTATCATAATGAGCCATGGTGGGGTGTTCATAGCTGTTCAAACACTTGCGTGGCATAGAAACCACAATCTAGCATGTCAAGCCAAAGTGACCTTTTTGCATGGTCATCTTTTGGATCCTCTTCACTTAAGAGCGTGCGACGTCTATAAGTTTCGTTGGCTACAAGCTCAAAGAATTCTTTGTCGGTTAGTTTTTCGACATCAGTCATACAAAAACCTTCTCCATTTGCTTTTCGTTGTAACGCTTTAATCCCATAGCGAGAATCATGACGTTGGATTCGTGGTCAGACGTAAATGGTCCAATCTCTATGCCGTCTTGGAGCAATGTGTTAGTCCAATCGTCTTGACGCTGGTTAGCAAAGATGACCCTTGCGCGGTCAACAAGCAAGCGGTCTGGTGGGACGTTGCGAATCTTGTTGATGGAGTAAGTAAGAGGTTCAATCTCTGTTATTGCAATAGCTTGGAGTTCTTGTTCCGCATTAGGCCAATGCTTGCGAAAGCGCGCAACATGGTCCCTAGCGTGTTCCGCTTTCAAGCGCGGGAAGCGAGTATTTAGAGCGTCCGACAAAGCGGTCTTGGCGCGTTCTAGCAAAGCTTGGTTAATCCAGTTGTTCGCGTACTCGATAGCAAGGCCGGGTTTGCCCAACACGCGGTCAAGTTCCTCACACGAGGAAAACTCGTTTACGCGTACACCGCGAGGAAGGGAGAGAACCTTTAGCCAGTTTAGGTGCATTAGTTGGAAAAGATGATGGTTTCGACAACTCTCTTAGCCTTGCGCGTGGCCCTTGCGGCTTTTGGTTCCTCATGCTTTTTCCAATTCGCCACGTGCCCAATAACAAAATCATTGGCGCGTTCGATTACGACAAGGATTCCATTAGTAGCAATCGCCTTGCCCGCAATCATAGCGAGGCCTGTGATAAAGCCCTGTTCGTCCATGTCTCGCCATTCTGAGCGGGCAGATTGCGAGGGGCCAAAGCCGTACTTGTGAGGATCAAATAGCTTGACCATACGCTCCTTCTCTTTTCGCTGCCATTATGTAGCAAGCGAGAGTGCTTGGTTTTTTGAACCTCTCTGGCCACTCATTCAAAGCGAATTCGAGGCAATCGGTACAGATTCGCGTTTTTTTGTCCTGGTAGATTACCCTATGCAACGGCTTGCTGTCTTCGCAGATTTCGCAGTATCCGTGGCATCTTAGCTTTTGGATTTTGTAAGCTTTTGCCATGCAGGAAGGATCGAATTGGCTTGCCATTTTTTATTCCTCGATTGTGAACTCGATTGCATGGGTTTCGTTGTCTCCGTGAAGCCCCAAAAGCTTCAAGTTGTAAATTCCACCATCGAATTCTGGTGGAACGCTTATGATTACTTCAGTTTGCAATCCGAGTGGAGATTTCTCGGCTGCTTGCTGCTGCATTAGAGATGCGATAGATTTTGCCATGCAGGGAGGATAGGCGCGGCCTAGAGCCTAGCAAGCCCTAAAAGCGCCTTGCAGCCATATATACTTGCTTGCCATCCGGCCTGCTGGCATGATAGCTGCCAAAGCTTATCCTATGCCAAGCTTGCGAGCTTGGCCAAAAGAAAAGCATATAAAAACCTTTTCATCGCGAGGCAATTCTGGCATCCTTCTGATTGATGAAGGCATCGACGCCTTCCAAAAGCGAAATGGGTAATGCTATATGCGCGTAAAAAATTCGGATGGAAACCTTGGAAACCTGGTGGTCCTGGTAGACCGCCTGTTGACCGAAAAAACAAAGCCTATGGAAATCGAATCGAGCCAAAAAAGTGAACTGTCGGATTTGGACCACCTTATCCAGCATTTGATGGAACAAAAAAACCGGTATGGAAATCGCCCGATTGTGGTAGTAACCCATGACGACTCAGGATGGTATGAAGGGGTATCTACCGGGGTTGATGACGAGGAAAATGAGGCTGGCCCGATAAAGCTTCATTTAGCTTTTACATCACAGATTCCTGGTCGAATGACAGCAAGGGAAGAATAAACCACAACAAACAAAAAACCACTATGTCACACAACATCAACCGCTACGACCTTCAAGAAGGCGTGGAACAAGCATGGCACGGGCTTACAACCGTGCGCGACCGGATGGACCTCGGCACTTGTTGGTTATCAAAATGGGATGTGAAGAGGACTCCGCTCTATACCAACGGCGCGAATCCAACAAAAACTCAATGGGACTGGCTTCGATGTAACGACATCGACCATTTCATCGGCAAGCCAATAGGCGCGAGTTATGGTGTGATTACAAACGAAGCCTTTTTGGCACTAGTACGCGCCAGCCTTGCTGGCACGGGCCATAAAATATGGTCAGTCGGTAGCGTACGCAATCGCGGGCGGGTTTTCATCACCGTGAAACTCGACCAAGACCACGTGCGAAAGGTTGCCAAGCGCGAGTTTCAGGATTACATAACCTTTGGCAATAGCCACGACCAATCGAGCGAGTTGTTTGTGGTAAACACCAATGTATGCACGGTATGTGATAACACCTACAGCATCAATCTCTCAATCGTGCGCGGACAGGTTGAGAATGGTGATGGTGATATGGAAGACGATTCGGTTGATTGCAGACTTCGGCACTCGAAGCACGCTGTCAGCCGCTTGCCCGCAATCGCCGATATGATTGACAAAGCAATCGGCGTACGCGCTGAGTTCTACAAAGCTCTTGAAAGCTTCGCGAGCGTTCCGTGCGACGAGCACAAAGCGCAAGCGTTGTTCACTGGCTTTGAAGCATCGGACGATGCGAAGGCGGTAGCAACCATGACTCGCAATCGCGTAGGCGAGCTTGTGAGCCTGTTCAAGCACGGGGAAGGGAATCGCGGTGAAAACATGGCAGATGTGTTCCAAGCGACCACTGATTACTACACCCACAGCCACACTCGCAAAGACCTCTGGAAGCAGTTCGAGTCATCGGAGTATGGTAGTGGCGCGGCAGCGAAGCGCGACATGTTTGCCACGCTTTCAAGCGAAGCGCGCTTAGAGCGCACGGTGAAGCGCGGCGAGATGTTGATTAAAAACTCAACCGAGTTCTTTGTCTAGCTAACAATCCACACCACTAAAGCGCGCAAGCTTCGCTTGCCCTATAACCATTATGAGTGCATTAACCACCGTACGCAAATACTTTCCTCATATTGAGGAAGTCGTCGATGCTACTGAAAGCATCACAATCAACGTCACAAACCGTGATAGCAAGACCAGTACCAAACGCGATCCTTCTAATTGCGCGCTTGTACACGCCTGCAAGCGCCTACATATTGCTGACGCGGCAATAATTGGAATTGGTTTCTCCTACCTTATCAAGGGCGACATTGCAACACGTTACAAAACCTCTGTTGGTGTAGGTCGTGAGATTACTACATTCGACCGACATCACAAATTCGCTGCTGGAACCAACTATCGCTTGAGCAAGGTTAGCCCTCAAGCGCGGCTTGGCTCTACACGCCGTGGCGGTCAAGGCACCAAGCTCAAAGGTGCGCGTCTACCAAAAGCTATCCACCGTACCGCCTTCATTCGCAAGCTACGCGAAGCATAAACACCCTCAAAGCGCGCCCACTCTCAAAATCCTAGGGCGCGACGCTCTCCCAAAGCCCCTCCTTTTCTCTTCCAAAGCTTCCTAGCTTTCTCTTCCACCGCCTTTCACCGTCCGCGAGGGGGGGGGGAGGCTAAGGAGGGGGGGGGGGGACGTAGAGGTTCTGTTTTTCCTAAAAAAAAAATGTTAGTCAAGCCTAACTCTCTTAGCCTCCCCTAAAGCCTACCCCTCCCTCCCCCCACGGACGGTAAAGGACGGTAGAAGAATAATACCGCAAGCTTTGGCCATGCAAAGCTTGGATTGATGCTAAGTCATTGATAATCGAAAATGGCCTTGCAATGCCAGGCAATGCTCCAATGGCCCGCCCTTGCGCTGTACGGGCTTGAGGCAAGCTTTGATGCGCTTGGCCTATATCGCCCTGCCCGCGCTTTCCCATGCGCCTTTGGCTCGATTCAAAAGCTTCACGAGTTAAGCGAGGTATGAAGGCGTGGGCAGGAATTACTAAAATCGCTATCATTGTCGCTGCAATTGGCCCTAGGCAATCGCCATGCCAAGAGCCGCGCAATCGCGAGGATAAATCTTCATCTTTCATCCGATTTATCTTGCAATGCCCATTGCTGATGCTATCTTGCTCCCGCTGGCGCGATTCCTCCGCATAAAGCGGCCGCAAGCGAAAAAACTATGGCAACGACTGCAATCCCTGGGCCAAAGCCCGAGAAAATCGAGCGGGCAATCCAGAAGGTAATGGGCCAGCTTAACAAAGACGCCACAAAGCGGGTCTACACCCCTGCTGCCCATGCCGCGCTTATTACCTACATCGTAAATGAGCATGGCGTGAAAATCCCAGCCGATGTAATCGAGGCATTGCGCCGCGACTTGATGGACTCGGACGTACAGTATACCAGCAATATGCGAGCCTATCTCGGCAAGCGCAATCTCATTGCCGAGAAGCCTCAAGCCGATGCCGGTACCTTTGCTCCTTAATCGCACAACCAATTGGGCATAGCTTCCCTTCGAGCCGAATCCCCCTTGCATCCGCATCGGGGATTCTTTTTGTCCCCGTATAAATACGGATTGCAATTGCCATTGGATTTTGCTAATCTCTTATCGCAATCGGATTGCCCAGTAAGCAATCCAATCGCAATAGTACTATGGCAAAAATCATTCAATACTCATTCCGCTGGCCAGTAAAGCAGATTGGCCAGCAAGAAATCGAAGTACAAATTCCAATCGACGATGGACCGCCCCCAACCAATCCTGATTTCGCAAAGGCGCATAATCTCTCCGATGGCGAAATGGATTCTGCCGATGAAGCGGTAATCCGCGCGATTGCAATCATTCGCTAGCCCCCAAGCCCGATGGCACCCGCTATCGGGCTTTTTCATCCCCATCATGTTAGGCGTGGCTAACAATGTCATGGTCGCCGTCCTTCCCGCCCCGATTAAATGGATTTTCAGGGGAGTCCTCGCCCGTGGCTCGGACTAGATTGACTAAGCCCTCTTTCGGTGAATTTTCATTTTTAAGTTCCAGGCGTCGCACACAGGGTCGATTCGATGGAATAGAAAAGAGCTTGCGAAGCTTGGGGGCCGAAAAGCTAGCGATTTTATGCGATTTCGCTTGCACGCGGCCGGGGGAGTATGTTACCGCCTCTCAAAGCATGAGCGATGAAGCCAAAGGCGCGGAAGCGCCAGCCATAGTGAGCGCGGAGGAGCGGCGTTTGGCCGAAATCCTCCGCGCTCAACCGCTGTCGGATGAGCGTAGTGTGAGGTTGTTTGAGCCTTCTCCTACACAAGAAGAAATTGCCGCGATGCCAAATGCCTGAGATCGTCAACATCCCGCGATGCGACTTCCCTGACGCGCTGCATAATGATCCGACGCCGGATGGGGAGGCGTACTATGGGCATGATGTACAATGCGAAAAACCTTGGCATCGGCTTGCTATCATGCTTGCCGCGCAAGGGTGCACGGTAACAGAAATCGCGCACAAGCTCGAACGCACTATCGCATGGGTTTCGATCCTTCTTCGTCAGGATTGGGCGCGTGAGCGTTTGACTCAGGAAATAATGTCAACGGGAAGGGACGAAATCGAAACCATCCTCAAAGGCGCGGGTACAGAAGCCCTACGCCGTGTCATCACGCTATCGCAAAACGCCGAGAGCGAACAGGTTCAACTCGCGGCATCGCGCGAGGTGCTTGATCGTCTCCTTGGTAAGCCAGTGCAAAAACTTGAAACTAAGCAGGATGTTGTTTTTACCGACGTGACCCAAGCCGACGAGGAGATCAAGAAGCTTGAATTCGAGGAGGCGAGGTTGCTTGGACGAAACTAACTCGTGTCGCGCAGCGGCGCGGTACAAATCACCAACAATATGAAGGGTATGAAATCAATCACTGCTGCAATCATTTTAGCCGCCTTTTCGGCCTTTAGTGCGGACACGAACCTTCCCACCGTTCTAACCACCCTAGGAGAGCCAAAGGCTGGGGTAAAGGGGTCTTATCTCTCTGATATTAGTGTGTCGCCGTATGGCACAGTGGCGTTTGACCGTTTTGATGGTAAAGCGCGGACTGGCGCGGGCGCGGAGCTTTCTATTGGCGCATCGCGAACGGTCTCGCTCGTCGTTTTTGGAGAGAGCGATAACGTGGACCACTTCTTCGACCGTGCTGGCCTTGGTCTTCGTGTTACTGGCAGTCTCGGTCCGCGCTTTCATCCCTTCGCTGGGTTGTTAGGAGGTTACGTGTTTGATTCCGTGTCGACTGAAGCATCTGAACCGTGGTTTCTTCGACGACAATTCGGCTTAGGGATTGATCTCGTGCGCTACGAAGGTTGGCTCGTTCAACTAAAAGCCTCTTGGGGCCTTGACGTTACCACGGATGGTAACTCTCAGCAGCGTCTCACAGGCTTTTTGACCCTTGGCAAATCGTTTTAATGACCGTTATCGTCAAAACTCCCTTCCCGTGCCGTGACAAAACGCCGCGCGCAGGGTTTCGTAAGATCGACGGTGCTCCGTCTCTCTATCGCGCGCGTTGTTGGCCCTACAAGGGCCGACGGACCCTCATCAAACGCTACTCCTAATGACTGTTGTTAACGACATCACCCTTTCGTTCAATGACGAGACGTCGATCCTAACCGTCACCATAACTAAAACCGACATCTTCTCTGGCGCGGGAGGTTTCACTGCTCCCGCACCTCCCGTGGAAACAACCGTCGAAATCGACCTCTCTTGAACGTTCTCACCAACATAACGTTTGGCATCGACGAGGACAAGCTCTTAACCGTCACAAAATCCAAGCGCGAGCTTCACGGGCGCTCTGGCGGGAATTATGTTTCATCTCCTATTGACGTCGTCACCGAAGAAGAAGTCCAACTTGAAGCAGTATCGCCTCCCTTCACTCCTCCAGCACCAACCGAACTAAAACTTTGGCTTAAACCTGAAGGCTTGGTTGGTTTCCTAAATAACGACAAGGTCACCCTATGGCCCGACTCTAGCGGCAATGGCAAGGATTTTCAGCCTGTTGTTGGTGGCCAAGGCGCACTTTACAAGACCAACCAAATCAATTCCTTGCCCGCAGTCAGCTTCGACGGAACATCCAATTCGCAAATGGCATGTGTATCAGCCACACCAATTCCTGGGGTGGCTTTTGCAATGTTCGTGGTCCTAAAATTCAACTCCGGTACCGGCAGAGAATGGGTTTACAAGAACGGTGAGGGTACGGGATACAGCTTAGCTAAGTGGGACGATAATCGCATCGTTTTTAATAACTCTGGTGTGTTCGTAACTGATGATACTTGCGTCGCAACCGTTGAACTCTGGAGCGTGGTCAGAACAACCGGACCTGACTTAGTCAGAATGTGGGTTAATGAGACTGAACAGACAATTACCAATGCTAGCGATCCTTTTAGTGCTGCTGGCGCGGGTGAGGGCCAAAAACTTGGTGCCTATCTCCTTAACACCTACCTACTTGATGGACTCATTGCTGAGGTGATGGTATGGGACACTGCTCTTTCTGAGCTAGAAATAGAGCAAGTGCAGACTTACCTTCTAGCAAAGTACAGTCTATGAAACCCAATCTTTGGGAAAGAGTTTTCGGTCGCAGTAAACACAACCAAATCCTCGACCTCCTGAAAGAGGTCAATGAAAGAACAAAACGTATGGCTGATACACTGGAACAACTCGAAGGCAAACTCACAGCTATTGATACTGGCCTCGAAGACGTTGGAAGCAAGCTCAACGAGGGCTTTAACGAAGTAACAGCTCTCATTCAACAGCTTCGTGACCAACTCAACACCGTGCAACTCCCTGCTGGCGCGCAAGCAAAGCTCGACGCGATTACGTCGAAAACCGCCGCGCTTCAAGCCGTTGCAAAAACCCTCGCTGACATCGTACCAAACGCGGAGCCATAACATGCCCGGCATCGTTGGCACGCTCCACGAGTTCAAGCACGGCTCACTCCACAGCGGGTCCAAAGCCGGCCCCGTTGTCAAGAACCGCAAACAAGCCATCGCGATTGGCCTATCGGAAGAACGCCGCATGGGCCATCGCGTTGCTGGAATGGTGAAGAAAAAGGGTAAGCCATAGGATTCATTCCCCAAATCCTCAAGCAATATGAACGAACCCGCTTACGATAAGCTCGCCAAAGACCTCCCGCCCGTTGTTAACGACGACCGTCCTGACCTTGAAGCTTATGGGAAGATGTGCAACGACCGTCCTAACAGCGCGGACAAAGAAGGCATGAAGAACGCCATGAAGCAGATTGACGAGGTTGTCAATGACTAGCGTTGGCGAAGACCACATCGTTATCGACGTTGAAATCCAACGTCGTATCGAAGACCTCCCAAACGGTTGGGACGACACTGACAAGATGGGTGTCGCCTGCGCTGTTGTATACGAATACCTAACCGACCGCTTCCGCATCTACGGTCCTAACGATCTTGATGTCCTCAAATCCCGACTCCGAAAAGCCGACCGTATCAGTGGTTTCAACATTTGGCGATTCGACTTCCCGGTCATCTTTGGAATACCCAATCGCGAGCGTGTCGCGGAACTTCAACCAAAAACCAACGACCTTCTACTCCGTATCTGGAGATCGTTACGTCTTGACACGGAACGGTTTTCTTCGGCGCACAAAGGCTGGAGCCTCGACAACGTCTGCAAAGCTACACTCGGCCTTGGTAAAATCGCCTCGGGTGAGCAAGCTCCGAGATGGTTTCAAGAGGGCGAGCACGCGCGAGTGATAAACTACTGCGTCGATGACGTAACCCTCGAACGCGATTTGACTTCGTTCATCGACCGTTACGGCTTTGTCTGCAACTCCACTTACCTTCAAAACCCCCTCCGCATTGTTCCCGAATGGCGACCTTGACCGAACCCATAAACGATGTCGAGCTTTTGCTGGTTCGCCAGCGTAAGGCCAAGCTTTTGCGTCAAAAGGTCGCGGCCATTAAAAACGACGGTCTCCCATTCTATCGTCCGCATCCGAAACAAGACTCCTTCCACTCCAGCGGTGCCCTTCGTCGTGCTACGTTCACCGGCAATCGCTGGGGAAAATCAACATGCGGCGTTGCCGAGGACGCTGCTTGGTTACGAAATGAACGCTCATGGTATAGACAAAAATTCACAGTCTTCCACCGAGACGGCTCGATTGCACGCGTACATGAAGGCGGGGAAAACCATCTGCTTGTTCGTCAGGCGATTCCGCAACGCCCGGTTAAGGGCCTGGTCATGTGCGAGAATTGGGACAAGGTTGATGAAATCTTTACATCGGAGCGCGGCGAAGAAGGGAAGCTCTGGAAGTACCTCCCGCGTGATGGCTTTATCAAACGCAAAACCCGTAACCACGAGGGCAAAATCTGTATTGTGGAGTGCGCGAATGGTTCTGTTCTACGTTTCGCTACCGTCAAGTCATGGATGAACGATCCGCGCTCGATTGAGTCCAGTGATTGGGATTGGATACACGTCGACGAACCCATACCTGAAGGTATGTGGAAGGGTGCTTCACGCGGGTTGGTTGATCGCAACGGATCTGCGTGGTTCAATCTTACTGCTCTATCGGAACCTTGGATCACCGACGCTTTCCTCCCAGGCGGTACGTTCGAGGGTCAATGCTTCAAGGTCGAAGGCTCAATCTACGACAACCCCTACCTCAAACCCGAAGGCATCGCGATGTTTGAGGCGTCACTAACCGAAGAAGAAAAAGAATGCCGCTTGCACGGCAAACCACTTCATCTTGCTGGCCTTGTCTACAAGGAGTTCAAGTATGACGTCCACGTCGTCCAGACGCTGCCAAAAGAATGGAAATCGTTTGACGATCCTCCGAAAGAGTGGTCGTATTACTACTACATCGACCCCCATCCGCGCATTCCGCATTGTGTGCTTTTTCTGGCCGTCGACCAGTTTCAGCGTTACCATTTCTTCAACGACCTCTTCGAGCGATGCAGTCCACTTGACCTATGCAAACTAATGCACGGTGTGCTTGATGGACGCAATGTAATCCACGGCCGCTGCGACCCGATTGCCTTTATCGAAGACCCTGAGACTGAGCATTGTTGGGCTGACGACTTTGCCGAAGGCGGCTTCCCATGCGAGAAGGCGGTTAAAGACCCGATGCGCGGTATTTCGCGCGTACAACAGCGTTTGAAGGAGCGCCCTGTCACGATCCTCTTCTACCCTTCGTCTCGCCGCGCTCTATGGGAGATCCAACGTTGGCCTTGGGTGCCCGATAAAAACAAGCCTCGTGATGAAGACGACCATGCTATGGAATGCCTCTACCGCGCTATCCTTGATGAACCTTGTTACGTCCCTCCCATCGCAAGCTCTCGCCCTATCCGCGATGAGGTGATCGACCGTCCTCGACTTGACCTCGACAAAGCTTCCTTTTCCCTTGCAATATGAAAACTCTTTTGGTCTTTTTATTCTCAACGCTTTCGTTGTGTGCTCAAACCACGCCAAATCAACGCAAGAACACGATCCCCGCTACCAACGTCTGGGTAGCCGCGTCCTCTGGTGGCGTGCTCTACGATCTTGAAGTCTACAACCTCTCAGCAAGCACTCTCTATGTTCACATCTTCAACACTAACGCGCTTCCAGCCAATGGCGCGTTTCCTACCATCGCGCCAGTGCAGTTACCTGCAAATAGCACAGCGACATTCTCCTACATCAATGGCCGCAAATTCGACACTGGCATAACGATTTGCACCTCAACCACCCCCCTTACCTTAACCAACGGCACAGCTAGCTTCAAAATGTCTATCAACTACGGAGGCTCTCAGTGAAGAAGTTCCTTGTTCTTGCAGGTCTTCTGGTGCTAACGACACTTCTTATCGCGCCAGTGACTATCGTGCCGTCGGGTGGAGGAGGCGCTGGTCCGGGTGGTGACGCTGGTGGTACGAACGCGCGTATTGCTATGTCAAGCGGTTTTGGTACAAACATAAATTTGCTTGGGGAGACGGTTCTCTCTGACCCGATGGGATTGTTTTGGCAGTTTCAAGCAGGAGGAGGTGTTTTTTGGGGTGCCGGTGGTGTTAGTCAATTTGGCGCGGATGGCAGTATATTGTTGCCGGGTTTGTCTATTAATGTAGCTGCACCTTTTGTAAACTCAACAATGAATTGGACTAATAATGCTGACGTGGCTTTTATAAACAACGGAACATTTGACTGCCATCCAATGGCTTTGTTTACCAGTATATCCAATACCGGCAGTTTCACAAACGGTGGAAACGCTAGATTCCTTGGTAATACACTCGCGACTGGAATCACCAACAACGGTTCTTTCACAAACGCTGGTAGCTTATACAACACTGGCTCAATGACGAACGGCACCGGGTTCACTAACGGAGGTCCAGTGTTAGTCCGTGGTACAACTTTAACAACTGGGCAGACGAATAACGGCGATTTCACCAATGCTGGCGGCATATACAACACTGGTTCTTTTACCAATGGATCGGGTTTCACCAATGGCGGACCAGTAAAGGTGCTAGGGACAACGCAATTAACCGGCGCGACAAATAATGGTTCGTTTACTAATGCCGGTAATTTGTATAACACCGGCTCGATGACTAACGGTACTGGTTTTACCAATGGTGGATCGGCACAAATTCTTGGAACGACGTTAACTACTGGGCAAACCAACAACGGATCGTTTACCAACGCTGGTAATCTCTACAACACCGGCTCGATTACCAATGGCGTAGGTTTCACCAACGGTGGGGATGTACAGATTAACGGCACGCTGCTGGTTAAGAGCAACGTCCTCATAACGGCTGGCCAGAGCACAAGCAATTCGTGGAACGGCGGCACATACTATTATGGTAGCGGTTTATTCACTAACCTCAACGCTGCTGGGACAATGAGCAATCTGGCCAATGTCTCAATCGCAGCGCATGTTTTGACTAACAATGGTGATAGCATACATGCCATGTGGGGCGGCGTCATGCCTTCTGCCGCGGCGAACACAAACCAATTTCAAATCATCTACGGCTCACAAACTATTATCGACACTGGATTGCAAATCGCATCAAATACAGTGTTTCGAGCGGAGGTGTTCATCAATCGCACTGGTAACACTGCCCAACATGTTGAAGGACGTTTTGAATGGGGACCAGGTGGCGGAGTCCCGTTTGCACTCACGAACGCTAACCTCGAACTCGTTCAAACTAACGGCATCGCGACATTACTTGCTTTGAAAGGCGGCGCTCGTGCCGTCGGTGCTCACACGAATAACTCCTTCCGTGTCTGGTTCGACCCAGGCCCAAGATGAAAAACGCTATTACTACTTTGCTCCTGCATTATGAACGACAAACCGAATAATGGGGACGAGAAGATGGGGGCCTTTGTCGGGCGGCTCATTTGGCGTTTCGGCCTGTCTATTTTGGTGGGTGTTGGAACGTATGCCGCGCTTTGGGTCAAGGCAAACGTGCCAAGCCGGGAACAATTCGAGACGCTTCAACAATCCACTGTCAGCAAGTTGCAGTTTGAAACCCTGAGTCTTCAAGTGCAAACCGTGCGCGATGAAGTGCTGCGCTGGCCGAACTACCGGGACACGGTGAAGGATTTCGAGGCTCGGCTTCGTGAACTGGAGCGAAAGTTTCCACCACCTGATATGCGTCCAAAACCATTAAAATGAAAACACGGACTGTTCTCATCGTTTCGGCGCTTCTCCTAATCGGTGGCTGCGCGAAGCTCCCAAAACGGCCGATGCCTCCGCTGCCCCCGGGCATGAAGACGGCCAATCGTTCCGGTACATCCGTCGTTCCGAAAAAGACAACGGCCAAGAGCTACGTCCCAACCGATTTCGCACTCACTTCGGTTCGTCTTCAGCAACGAACCAACGTCGTCTTGACTTGGATTAACGGCACGCCGCCGTTTCAGCCGCAAGTAAAGATGTCCATCCTTTCGGAATGGATGGACTTCGGACCGAGCACTACGTTGCGCCAGATCACAAATCCGGCTCCGCTGACGAAGGCTTTCTTCCGGGTCAGGAATGGCAATACGCCGCCAGACCTGTCGCCTCCCGTGGCGAATCTGACCGCACCCGCCAACGGCAGCACAGTCAGCAACATCATCACGCTTACTGCTATCGCAACGGACGA